GTTTTCAAACGAGGATATCGCTCATGGCGTAATAACTGGAGGCGGAGATTTACGCACTACTTTCGAAGTTTTACGCAAAATCCCGTTCGACACGTTAATGCGCGCCCTGCTTGACGGGTACGAACGCGAGCTGACGGAGGAAGAGGCGCGAGAGTTGGCGTACGAAGAGTTACGCGCAGTCTTCAACGCAGAATCGTCGTCAGAGTTCTCGCGCGGATTTGATGCGGGCGTAGAGTTCACGCTGAACACGCTAGGCATTGTAATTACCGGAATTAACGACGCAAAAGGAGGCGCAGCCTAATGTCACTCAACGCACATCTCACGCCAGATTATGCAATCCAATCGGACGCATCCGCTAATAACTTCGTCATCAAACGCCGCCGCACCGTAGACCCGACGCAGGCTCCCGGCTATAAAGCGGTCGAAGGCGCAGAGCCGCCAGCTAAACGCGAAGTATGGGATGACGCGGCCTACTTCCCCGTTAACAGCGCCGGACTGCGTGCGGCGCTCGATTATGTACGTTTCCACGCGGCGGTTAGCGCGGACACGGCGTCACTCAGCGAATTTACAGCGCGGTTACGTGCAGAAACATTTCGCATAACAAGCGCGTTGCACACGTCAGTCCATTCGTGGCCGGAGGTTACCGTTGAAATCGCGGGGAAACGACGGGGAAATAGCGGCGTTGAGGCGGGCGGAGTATTAGCGGAAGGGTAGCGTGTGAGGGCGCTGATTTACGGCGGAAACGTGGGATTTAGCAGAGGTTTTACATAACTATAACGAGGAGGAAAACGGAATGAAGTTATGCAGAGGCTGCGGAAGAGATTTACCACTAAGCGACTTTACTAAAAACGCGAGAGCGGCTGATGGATTAGAATGGCGGTGCAAAGGATGCATGTCGGCGCAGTCTCTTAAGTACGTGAGGAGCGATAAAGGCCAGGAAACGCGCCGCAGATATTATGAAAAAACTAAACAAAAAGATCACGAGCGTAAGAGAGCTAGGAGAGCCATCTACGCACAGGAGCATCCGGACAAGGTCAGGGCGAGAAGCCTGTTTGGAAAAGCTATAAAACACGGATTTATAAAAAGACCGGATGATAAACCAAACTGGCATAATCGCTGGGAGTTCCACCACCCGGACCACACGCGACCTTATTATGGAGTTTGGGTTAACCCTTCCGAGCACAGGCGGATTGACGCTGGGCAGGTCGAGTGCCCTCGGTGTCATGACTATACGCAAGATGTTTTAAGGTTGCTGCTCGATGAATGGGGACTCTCGTCCTCGCTCGCGAAGTTAACGGAGGTGTCCGCCGATGTGGCCGTTTAAGCGTAAGCCAGCGCACGAACACGTTTGGCGGCTGGATGACACGTTTATGAAACCGGGAAGCGTGGACCCGCGTCTTCGCGCCTTCTTCGTGATACAATGCGCAACTTGCGATAAGCAGCGCACGCTCACCGAAGAAGACTTCGCACATTTCCGCAAGTATTTTAACGTTAAAATTACGGAGGTGGCCGACGATGGAGCTGCGTAAATTTCCCGTAACAGCGCCGGACGGGACGGAGTATCGCGTTGAGATCGAGGAGTGGCGCGAAAGTCTTATCGGAGCGTGTGCGCAGGCTCATCTATACGTGCCTCGTAAACGGTGGGGATTTCGCCGAGTATGGACGTTAACTTTACACGCATATCACGGCGATTTTAATCCGGCCGACAGCTTGGATTACGTTGCTTTTGCGCGGGAAGCTGTAGCGGATTATTACGAAGCTATCGCGGAGAACGAGCGCTCTAAAGAACGTAAGGCGGAAGCAACCGCGCGAAAACAGGCCGAAGTCGATCGCTTCAACGCGTGGGACGGCCGGGTAGAAACGGAGGGCGATGCGGAATGAAAACAGACGTAGTAACCAGCGACGGCACAGCGTATCGCGTAACGTTTAGCGAACGTACTTATCCGTGCAAATACTGCTACGTAAAGGTCCGTGCTAAGCGTAAGTTGTTCGGCTGGCGGACAGTTTCACGCGAGGACTTCCGCGATGGGAACGGAGCCTACGATGACGAGCGCCCGGACTTCGTTAAGATGGCGCGATGGGCCGTCATGTTCTACCACACACCGCGAACTATCCGTGCCAATTCTTTCGCACAATTGCGCAAATGGGACGGGAAGGTGGACATATGACGCGCTTAACAACCGCCGAACTCCGCGCAGAACAAACGCGTCTCTTAGCGCTCGCGAGCGAATTGGCCCGGCGTCATTGGGGCGTTGATTATACGGGTACGCTGCGGCTGACTGCGCGAAACTGGACGCGAAGAGGCGCGTGCTTTGCGTGGAATAACGCGACAGGGCTGCAGGAGATACGTATGTCAGCGCCGGTTAACGAGCGGTCAGGACCGGAGAACACCGCTGGAAATCTGCTGCATGAACTCGTACACTGGCGGCTGTATACGATTGGCGCGAAGTTCCGCGATGACGATGCGGAGTTTGTAGCGGAGTGTTTACGCGTTGGGGCTCCGTTCTCGCAGACCGAGAAAGCACAGCGTGCTTATCAAGCGTATTTACAAACGGAGAAGGAGGCAGCGTAAGTGAAGACGGTTAACGATATTATCGAACATTATCGCGGGGAGAAGCCCGCAGAAACTAACGAGGAGGATGCGGAGTGAGTGATGCGGAGATTAACGAAATGCTGTACGGTGAGCCCGATTGCGCACGCTGCGGTCGTAATAAGCCCGTACCCGGCTACGATTGGTGTGCGGAGTGCCGGCCGGAATTGATAGCGAAGGAGGCGGCGTAATTATGGCGAAGGTTAAGCGTATCTTGACGTGGATATGGCGCATCGTCAATACGGACGCGTTCGTTTACATTGCGATCGGACTCGCGGTTGCTGCGTGGTTGTCACACGAAGGGATGCCGCTGAATTTCGTAGGCACAGCGATAATAGTCGTAGTGTGGCCGATGCTCGCGTTCGTAGCGTTTATGGCGTGGTCCGGGATGCTGGCGTGAACGAGCGTTCGCGTTTTGATTCGCATTAAGTTGCGTATTTAGAATAACCGAAATATACTCGGAGGTGTCAAGCGGAATGACAACGGAAACGAAACGAGATTTACACGCGGACTTAGCGATATGCGAGGCGGCGAGCGCAGGCCCGTGGCTATTTGAACCGGGGAGTGATCCGGAATGGGATGGCGGTTTTGCAGGCGGAATAATCGCACACAGCGGAGATTACGTATGTGACTTCGGAGACAGCACGCAGTATTATCCGTCCGAGGGTTCGCCTCCGTCAACGGAAGACGCAACGTTCATCACCGAAGCACGCACCGGGTGGCCTCACGCGATTGAACGGGCGATTAACGCGGAAACGAGAATACGCGAGTTGTGCGAAAGCAATGCGTATTATATCGATCAGTTTAACCGTATTGATGACCGCAGATGGGAATTGGAAGAAGCGGTCAGTCGGATGGGAAACGAAGTGGCAGACGCAGAGGAAGAGAACGCAAGACTCCGCGCAGGCATCGCGGTTGCTATGACGTACTCAGGCGGAATCATTGTCGAGATGCTGCGGAAATTACTGACGGAGGTGCCTGCGGATGAGTAGCGAGTGCATGTGCCACGTAGAAGGCGCGTTCTGCTTCTATTGCGAAGTGTATACGCCGGTCGTTGCGGAGAATGAACGGCTGAAGGCGGAGGTTAAGGCGCTGACGTTAACCGCTGATGCTGCCGTCTGGGAGGCGGTCGGTTACACAGAGGAAAACGAGACCTTCCGCAATGCTCTCGAATGGTACGCGGATTACTCTGCCAATTACGATCCGATGCTTATCGACGTGTGCGGATTCCTTCCGATAGATCAAGACGGAGGAAAGCGCGCGAGGGAAGCGTTAGGAGTAATGGAGGTGGCCGCCGATGGCTCGGACGAAAGCGCCAGCTAAACCGCGTGTCACCGCCGAACAGCGCAAGTCCTGGCGCTCCCTTCCCCTCGCGGATTGGAATACGCTAACCGTCATGGCACAGATTATCGATCTCAACCGTGAGTGCTACGGAGCTGATCCGTATATACCGGCCGCCGGGGGCTGGCGCTTCGAACAAGGCGTAATCAAACGTGCGCTCACGCTGTATGGTGCGGAGGCCCTACGCGAAACGATCGAACGTGCCTTCGCGGAACATAGCGTATCAGCGAAGTATCCGCAGTTGACAGCGGGATTTTTGGTAACGTATCTGCTGCCGCGTATCATGGCGCAGGTGCTGGCGGAGGGTAAGCGGAAGGAACGCGTTGAGCAAGCGGCAGCGGGCGGAATGACGGACGAAGAGATCGCGGAGTTTTTATAACGGAGGGAGGCGCAGTATGACGCTACTACAAGCGCTGAGATATGCGAACATTGGGCGGACGGTTATATCTAACGCTGGCCGCCGCTACGCACCACAGGAACTAGCGCCTATATGGGTAACGAACGGAGCCGCCGCGTGTAGTAACGCAGGCATGACGGATGCCGAGCGGAAAGGAGAGTGGGACGTTGACGAACGAAAGTAAATGCGTACTCGCTGCGCATTGTAAGAACGCCGGCGGACCGTCCTGCAACGCGATGTGCGGCGCTTGGATTGGTGTCCACGGCTACAACGGACGCGGCGGACGTGTAGCCGCGGCAGGTCTACCGGATGACTACGCGCGACTTACGTTAGCCAATTCACCGGCACGCGTTAACCAGGCGGCGGCGTACCGGCATCTTACACGCTATGCGGATACATTCTCGCGCCAATTCGATCCGGAGGCTGAACGCGTGAAATCGCTATACTTGTACAGCGACGAACCCGGCACCGGTAAAACAACGTCAGCCGCCGCGCTGGTAAACGAATGGATCATACGCCACTATATCGGAAGCATACAACGCGGCTTAACTCCGCTCGAACGTCCGGCGCTATTCGTCGACTTGAACGCGTGGCAGACGCAATACCTCGGATTCACGCGTAACGGCATCCCGCAGGAGACCGCCGAGCCGATCGCACGCGAATATTACGCGATGGAGCAGCGCGCGAAAACGACGCCGTTCGTAGTGCTCGACGATATCGGCGTACGGGCGGCGAGCGAAGCATTCCGCGCAGACTTACACGGTGTCGTAAACCACCGCGTGACGAACGGGCTGCCGACGGTTTATACGTCAAACGTAGCGCTGACGGACCTCTCCGCGATATTCGACCGACGGCTCGCGGATAGAATACGTGACATGTGCGTTGACGTGGCGTTCGTAGGCGAGAGTAAACGCGGGATTAGGAAGAGCGCGTAAACGAGCGAAATAAAGAGCTACGATGAGGCAGCGCAAGGTGACGAGATTAGGCGTGCATATTCGACAAAATGCGCTATGATAACGGAGTGAGAAAGAGTTAACGTAGTTAACCTTTTCCCTAATGCTGTCCAAATACTTATAAAAAATCCCAATTGCATATGGAAAAATCGCCTAATTTGGTGTTTGGACAAAGTGTAAAGCGAGTGTAAACTAGGAGGTGTAGCGGTGGCAGCGCATGGACAACAACTACTGTCAAAGATCGTCGATACAGGCGACGTCCAAGCGATTACGCGGCTCGGAGTCAAGCGTACAGACTACGCAACGGACGGGGAGCGCCGCGCCCATGATTTCGTAGTGAAATACGCAGAAGAAAACAGCGGAGCCGCGCCGTCATTGTCGACGTTCGTAGCGGAGTTTCCCGACGATGTCTGCGCGTATATTCCCGGCGTAACGGATAGCTTCGAATACTTGGCGCGGGAAATTAAGGACGCGGCGGGCAAACGTGCTGCGGCGGAAGTACTAAGTGATCCGCGACTACAGGACGATTTCGACGGGAAGACGGCAGATGAGTTCATTACGGGCTTGACTCGCCAGCTAGAACGGATTAAACTGGAAACACGAACAAGTGTTCCCGAACAGATGGGCTCCGGGCTCGACGATCTGTCCGCAAAATACCGCGAGGAATATATGAAGCGGAAGGCCGGAAAGTCGTTTACACTATGGAAGACGCCATTCCAGCGCCTTAACGACGAGATCGGCGGCCTGTTCTCCGGCGATATTTACGGGATCATGGCGGAGTCCGGGCGCGGCAAGACGTATCTGTCCGAGGTAATTATCGAATGTCTATTACGCCAGGGCGCGCGAATACTCGTAAAGTCATACGAGGTTAAGTGGTATCCGTGGCTATCGCGGTTACTATCTATTATGACGGCGGATGACGGCGTGCTGCAGGCGGAGGGGCTCGGAGTTAAGGACATAGGGCTGCCGAATAAGCAGCTCTTAGCGGGAACGGCGGAAGACGATATCGAAGCGTATTTATTCGACACACTCGCGAAGATTAACGAGCATTATCCGGGGGAGCTGATTTTGCAAGCGAAAGGGGACAAGAGTCTTACGCGAACACTCGACGCGCTTGAACGTGAGCTCCTTATGCGTCCGGATATTGACGTAGTCGTCGTCGATCCGTTTTACGGGCTCGAAGACGTATACGGTAAGAACGCAAATAAGACCGCCGGGGGAGCAGCGGAACAGGCGGCGCGTAACTTTGAGCGTATCATAGGCGAGCATGACGTCGTCGGCATATATACGATTCAGGCGCATAGTGAGAAGCAGGATACGGAGGATGAGGCGCAGCGTGAAATACGCCTGCCGAAACGCGACAAGGTGAAGACGACGAAGGCCGTCCTCGAAATCGCTACGAATCTATTCTCGTTTGACGCATCGAACGGAATCGGACGCCTCGGCATCGAAAAGGGCCGTAATGGTGGCGAAGGATTCACCGTAGAACTGACCGCACTCTTAGACTACGGAGTACTGCGCGAGGTAGATACGGCAGCGCAGGCCGCTATGTTCACGGGGTTTAATCCGTAGGACGATTCTCACGTCCATATATGTATTCGATGGATACGCCGAGGAGGTCCGCAACTCGCGGCAACATATCGATAGGCCATTTACGGCGGCCAGAATCGTAGTTGTTAACGGCTTGCTTTGTGAGTCCTAGTTGCTCCGCAAATGCTTGCGCTTCTAGGCCCTTTTCCTCACGGAGCTTCTTGATATTCTCTGCGACGATTTGACTATAAGGCACTATTTTCACCCCTTGACATCTGACATCTATAGGAATATTATGTATTCAGGAGGCGGTAAACGAAACGTGTACTGCATCCCCATAAAGAAATAATACCGCATATTACCAAATAACACAAGAGGGAGGAGGAAAAGCCATCGACCGCAATTTACTTAACGTAGACGCCCTCGACGCTGAAATAGAACGCTACCCCTGGCGCAATGTCATCCCGCACGCAACGAAGCTCATCGCGAGCTCGCCGTTCGGCTTACGGAGTGATAACGCGCCATCTTTCTTTATCAACTTAGACCGCGCGTCACAGTATTACGGATGCTGGTCGGATAAAGGTGCGATCGATCCGGATTGGCAGAGCGGCGGCCCCATCCGTTTGTACGCATTCTTGCGGAACATAACAAACGCTGAGGCTTGTGAAATTTTGTACGAAGTCCCTGACGCATACGCGCGGCCGGAATTGCGGATTAACTTACGCGGCACGGGACCGCCAGCTAAACGCAGGCCCCTCGACATCACAGCGTTTATCGAGCAGGAAGTTCCGTATCTAACCGGCCGTGGAATAGCGCCAATTATTCAGCGGCTGTACAGATGCGGATACGACAACGCGAAGAATGCCGTTGTGATGCCGTGGGGCGGACCAAACGGCGACGTTATGAACGCGAAGTGGCGCGCTACGTGGGGGAAAGCGTTTTGGTACGCGAAAGGTGGCGCGCCGGTTAAATCGATGATTTACGGAATCGACGCAGTCTACCGAAGAAATATTAAGCGGGCGGTTATCGTTGAGGCGGAAATAGACGCGATGACGGCTGCGTCGGCCGGTACGTTTGGGCTGGCGGTTGGTGGCAGCGAGTTTACGGATGAGAAAGCGGAGTTATTACGTAGGAGTCCGATTGAGGAGCTGCTAATCGCGGGCGATAACGATGAGGCCGGCGAGAAGCTGCGCTGGGAGATAACGCGGAAGATGCGCGGGTATGTACGGCTGTACAACGTAGAGATTAGCGGAGGTAAGGATTTCAACGCGGTAGGTATCGAGGGTACGCGATTGGCTTGCGAAAGTGCTAAGCGGATTGATACGGTGCGACCGCGTTTAAAAATACGTTGAATGTCGTCAAATTTGACGACATCTATTCGGTGCAGACGAAGTTAATCGTCCGCTGCCTTGCTTGGTGTCACAAGAGGAATCTCGTCCCAATCGTACAACTCGTAGGGGGATTTAAGTCCGAGAACCTTCGCGATAGTGCGTGCCTTATCGATACCCATGACGCCGACCGTATCGCGGTTGTTGATCCATTTACCGATCTGCTTACGGTTATAACCGGTGCGGCGGGCAAGTTCGGCCTGCGAAAGCTTGCGCTCCTCTAGTAACGTCCGAAGCCGGCATTCACCGACAACGTACATCCTAGCGCCTCCTATTAAGTAGTACACCAAACATTTTAACATATTTTTCTTCATAAAGTGTGCGGATGGTGCTGCGGCTCCGTTGAAGTCTATGTAAGGAAAATAACACTATAGAAGAAGGTGCTGCTCTTGAGTTTTGAAAAACTGAATAAGCTTGCTGCAGATTACTATACTACTCGTAGCCAGGACTGTTTTCGAGCGCTGTATGATGAAGCGAATCGAGTTTTCCAAACGCAGAATCGCGGACGTGTATGTTCGTCCGGGCATGGCGATCGTAATGATGCCGACTCCATCCTGAACGACGTCATCATTAAACTAACGCAGAAGGAGGCACTTAATGGTTTCGGATCGCAAATGTCTACCGCGTTAAAGAACGCGAGGATCGATTGGTACCGGAAAGAGAAAACACGCGGCAAGCACTATGAATTAACCGTCGATAAGGACGACGAGGATGCGCCAACATCCGAAGTACCCGACGAAATGACGACGGAAGACATCGTACTACAACGTCACAAAAAGAAAGAAGCCGACCAGCGAAAACTGATCGACTTCCTCTCGGACCCTCGACAGGTCGATAAAGATACGACGCGAATCGTATCAAGTTTCTCACAGTACGAATCCGTTACAGCGCTCGCCAAAGCGCTAGGATTGCACCATGAGGTTGCTAAACGCAAGATACAGAGACTTGCTCGCCGTTACGACGCCAATCGCTTTGGTGATGTCTCCGAATACCTAGCCGTTTAGTAATTACACGGAACGGGCAATCGGGCAGAAAGTCCGTTCCAGTTAAAAGTATATCATAATCTCGTTATATTTATTACTTATGTATAGGTTACCCTAAATAATTCCAAATGAAACCTTTAACGTTTTCAATATTACGCAAAAAATTTGCGGTTGTCAACGCTTATTTAACCGCGCCCACTTAAATTATACGGAGGTACACGATATATGAACGCAAATAAACGTAAAAAGGACGCGGAAATCACCCGCCAACCCGACCGCTATGTCGACCGCATTTATAACGGAAGCTACGAAGAATACGAAGACGCTGCGGATTACATCGATGTGCTGCGCGGCTGGCCCACCGTATTGAAAGGACGCGTGATCGCATGAGCACAACGCTAGGAGCTCGTAACTTTATCGGTAAGGTTCGCGTAAGTCAGCATGCACTTGACCGCGCAGTCGACCGTCTAGGAATTGCCGCAGAAAAAGCGGAGCAGTGGATTCGCGATAACGTAAAGAAAGCGGAATTTGTATCTGTAATAACGGCAGAAGACGGCCGCTTGTCACGCCTTTTCGCTTTTCAACGTGTAGCTTACATTATGCCGCTAGATACAGACCTTGTAGTTACCGTCTACACGCAGCACTACGCGCCGTCCGAGATGCAACAAAAAGTCCAGGCGGTAGCCAAGCGGGAGCTCGCGAAAGTATACCGTAAGGAGAAGGCGATAGAGCGCAAGGTCCGCGTAGAGAAATCTCGCTTATCTGTTGAGCTCGCGAAATGTCAGTATCGTATGGAAATTACGCCAAGCCGCAGCGTTATTAGCGCTAATAACGCCAGAGTTGCAGAAATACAGGCGCAGATTAACGTTTTGGATAGCGAGCTGCTAAGCGTACAGAAAGAGAAATCATCGATTGCGAAAGGCTTGATTGCGTTTCTGTAGTTCCTACGTCGGCCGTGCGGTGTTAACGCGACGGTATCCGTTAGTGCCGCGTTGCGGACGTAGGAGCCGTGCAACAGCGTCGGACTTGATCCGGCGACACGTAAAATCGGAGTTATTACGGGGTTGTCCCGAGTATACGTACAACGGACGTAATTGCGTATAGATTTACGATTAGACGCACCCATCCGAGTTCGGGCCGAAGCGTAAGGCGCAAACTGGCGGAGTCGACACGTCAGCGAGCGCAGTCCTATTGACCGAACGCCTGGCGGAGCGTTGCAACGTGTAAAAGCGAAGCGAATCCGCTAAATAAACGAAGAGGAAGCGTGATCGAATGAGCATGTTTACGAAGGTAGGCGCGGAGGCAGCAGCGGCGGGTAACAACGAAGGAGGCGCGAAGGAAAGTCCGATTACATCGTTTAAATCCGGTACTAAGTTGAACGTAGGCGTCAAGTCGATTAACGACGTTGCGGAGTATTACGGCTACGGAATGTTCGGGGACAAAACGCACGGCGCGGTTAAGACGTTCGTTCCGAAGAATCCCGCGACACGTAACGCGAGAGGCTACGTAGACAAGAACCCTACGCTATGGGATAAGGCGTCCGACCTGTTCTACGCCGAGGCCAACGCAGCCAAAGAAGCCGGCGCGAGTGAGGACGAAGTTAAGGCGCTGACTAACGAAGCGTACTTGTTCAAAGGTAAAAAGCGTTATCTGCGCGCATTCTTCGACCTGACAACGGGCAAAGACGTAGTCGTCGACTTGAGCCCGAAACAGGAGGCTACGATTAAATCCGCAATCGACGACAACAAAGATGACCTCGACGTAATCGCGTTCAAACTCGCAAAGAAAGGCGCAGGAAAGGACGCAGTCGTATCGCTCTCGGCCATCGTTAAGCAGGAACGCGACCTCACGCCAGAAGAACGCGCTAACTTCGATAAGCTCGGCGAAACTCCGTTCGACATGGAATCGTTCGAAACGTGCTTGTACGTAGCGGACGAAGAGGAACAAACGAAGAATTTGGTCATCGCGGGCTTTGACATCGGCCGCCTCGGATTGTCTATCGGTGCCTCCGCCGGTTCTAGCGCAGGTAACAACGCACAGACTCCGCCGCCTGCGGACGCTGACGCTCCGCTGGACATTCTCGAATCTGATTTACCGTTCTAACGAGCGGTAGTCTACGCAACTATACGAAGGAGGCGACCGCACATGTCAGAAGTACCGGTAACAACGGAGGACGACGCTATCGTTGACGTAAAGTCTTCGCTAACCGTCGGCCTGGCGCTCAAAAAGACGGCGGAATTGTCTACGGCGGCAATCGATGTCGCTACGTTTATTAACACGATCCGCGATCTGACCGGCGAAGAGTATGCGCTAGACGTCCGCGTGCAGATCGGTCCGGCTACGGAAAGCGGCCGCAATAGCGACGGAACAGCGGTTGTCGGATTCGTATTAGACACCGGACCGACGCAGACAGACGAATATGAAGACGCAGAGGAGCGTGGTTAAAACGGCCCACTTAAGTGAAAACGTAGGGAAGTACTCGGAATTGGCAGCACGATTAGCGCTGTTGGCTAACGGCTGGACCGTTCATCAGGCGGAAACTGACGAGGCGTATGATGTGCTCGCGAAAGACCCGGTCAGCGGTGATTACGCGAAGATTCAAATTAAGACGATTCGCCAGCGTAAGGATCGCGGCGGTGACCTCGTAGTATACGCGAAGAAAGGTAACGGAACCATTTACGACTTAGCCGACGCTGATCTGATAATTGGCGTCTGGATCGTTGAGGGCGAAGTGCCGCGCGTTTACATGTTCGAGAATCGGCTTCTCGGGGAGTACTGGTGTTCCGAAGCTAAAGCGTCTGAGCGCTGGGTTGAGCTGAGCCTCGCGCTGAACCGCGATGTCTATACAGAGGCCGCAGCGGTCTTGAGCGTAGAGGAAACGGAGTTACCTAGCGCAGCCTAAACGGAGCACTGACGCTGATGAACGTAACCGGGGCGGAGGACGCGAGAGCGTCAGCCCCAACGAAGGAGACGCAAATTAATGGCGAAATTGAACGTAACTTATCCGGCAGTAGACGTAGTGGTTAACGGTCAGGCTTACCGTAAAGTTGACCGTAAACTTGCGCAGGCGGGCGATATCGTTAAGGTGATTTCGTCCGATTACGATATGGAATACGGAGGTTTTTATCCGGTAGGAGACGGACCGAGCGTGGTGGACGACGTTAACGATCGCGTAAATCCATTCGGCACATATCCGGAAGATTTCGAAGTCTACGCGCCACTATCCGTCGATCCTCCCGCAGCCTCATCTGATGAGCTCACGTTCGGTGGCGCACAGTATCGCAAAGTTGAACGCCCAGCCCGCGAAGGTGACGTTATCATTATTACGAAGGTCGTACACCCACGCTATGAACAGCGCGTGACCGTTGGGAACGCATATTTGGTGACGGAAGTTGACGACGCCGGTGACGCGCAGATCGCGGATAACAACGGGCGGAATTACGATACCATCGGCGACACGTTCGATGTATACGAAAAAGTAGCGGAGGAAGTTGCGCAAGCTCCTGATATGCCGCCCGTTGAGTATCGCGAAGTTAAACGTTGGGCGGAGAAGGGCGAGCGCATCCGGATTGTTAACCGTCACCCAAACGAACACAGATACGAGCAAGGCGCGGAGTTCGTCGTCAACAGCGTAGATGGCGATGGCGACGTGCGTGTGACATTTGGCGGTAACGATCGGAAACTCGTAGTGCTGAGCGAATACGTAGTCCTCGAACCTATTGCGCAGCCTATCGTAGCCCCAGCGCAGGAATACGTAGAAGTCGACCGTAAGGCCGCCGTAGGTGAGCGTATTAAGATCGTTGAGGCGTACGCCGCTATGGATAACTACGTAACTGGCGACGAATTCGCCGTAAAAAACGTACGCTACGACGGAGCTGTTTACGTAGAGGAACACGACCGTGTGATAGCGCAGTTTGAGTACGTCGTTCTCGAACCGGCACCAGCGCAGGCTTCCGCGCAACCTAAACGTTACGTCGCCGGTGACTTCGTTAAGGTAACGAGCAATTCCGTCGGTCACGAGTACACGGAAGGCAGCGTAGTTAAAATCGCGGAAACGAAGGACAACGCTCGCCACGGCGGCCAACAATTCCGCGCGGAGAAGGCGGACGGTACGTTCGGCAACTGGCTCGTAACGGATGACGTGGAGCCTGCGGATGAGGCCGCGTTCAACGCGCAGAAGCCGCATCCGAAGCGCCTGACCATCGGGGATTTCGCGAAAGTCATCGCGGCAAGGAGCGGTCATAATTACGAGGTGGGCTCCGTTGTCAAAATCAGCGTTGATGACCACCGGAGCATGCCGTACAAAGCGGAAAAAGCGGATGGAACAACGGGCAATTGGCTGTATGAGAGCGTACTAGAGCCCGCAACCGAAGCAGAGTTCCTTGCACAACGTAAGCCGGCGGAACCCGCGCGGTTGGAAGTCGGAGACATCGTACGAATAGCTCGTGCTAGATACGACGGAGATCGCCTAGTAATCGGAGAGGTACGTAAGGTCGCAGAGGTCGATTCGTCGTCAGTTCCGTACCGCGCGAATAAAATGGACGGAAGCGACCACGACTGGTTCCGCGTCGGTGACCTCGTTAAGCTTACCGCAGATGAAGTCGCGGCCATAGAGAAGGAAGCGCAAGAAACCGCTAAATGGGCCGCAATCGGGCGTAAGGTCGGCGAGTTTAAGCGTGGTGATATCGTAGAGGCTACGCGGCTACTCGGTAAGAAAGAGCGCGTTATCGGCGAAGTAGAGGACGTACCGCAGCAGGAAGACGGTGGAATGGCGGCGGGCCTACGCTTGCCTGACGGAACGTTCTACGCGGTTGACGCGGACGGCATGGCGCTGATTACTCCGGTAGAACAGCGCTTCGACACGGAGCAGGCCGCCTGACGCGAAGCTTAAAATAACGGAGGTGATGCGGATATATGGACGTTAAACTAACGCTTAACTTACGCAGTCCGACCGCCGAGGAACCGGAAGACGTAGCGGAGCGCATAGCCAGCGCGACCAAACGTAAGAGGGCGGCGGAGGAAACAATAGCGGAAGCCTGGACGCGGATACTAGCGCTTAAGAATACGGATGCCGATCGCGAAAAGTTACTCGCGGTAAAAGACGCAATGGACACGGGTGTGACGGGCAGGCACCCGTCCAGCGTCGGCAAACGGTTCAGCAAGGCGGAGGCTATGCGGATTTACGAGGATTTGCGCGTGTCAATCCGCGAGGAAAGATTGCGTAGCATGGTCGCGAAGACGCCGGCGAACTACTTCCTCATCGACAACGAAAGGCTGCTTGCGCGTCTCAACGATAGACTCCGCAATGAAACGGAAGTGGCGGTCGATACGGAAACTACGGGAGTTGACGTTTATACCGACGTTATTGTCGGCATATCGCTAACGTTGCCATCCGTAAGTATTCCGCCGTTAGCCGAAAAGGGAATGCACGTTTACATTCCGGTCATGCACGATGAGGGCGAACAATTATCGCGTGATTACGTATTATCGGAATTACGTTGGTTCCTTTATAGCGCGGATATAGGAAAAATCCTCCATAACGCCATATTTGATATCGCGATGTTCCGGCGGCATGGCAGTGATTTGCGAGGAGTAACGTGGGATACAATGGTGGCGATGCACTTACTAAACGAGAATGAACCGTCGTTCCGCCTGAAAGACTTAGCGCCGAAATACCTCGGAGTAGAGTCGGATACGTTCGCGGAACTATTCGGCAAGACGCCGTTCAACGAGATTACGCTGGATATTGCGCTGGCATACGCAGCAAAGGATACCGACCTTACCTGGTGTATGTACCAGTTCCAGCGCAAGCACTTTGCCGGACTGCCGACCGTCCTCGAATATTACGAAACGGTTGAGGTGCCCCTGCTTTACGTAATCGTGGACTTGGAGGCGAACGGCTACGTCCTCGACTTAGATTTCGCGAAAGAGTACGGTGAGCAACTGAGCGCTCGCGCCAAAGAGCTGCATACAAAGCTTATCGGAGTCCTAGCGAAACATCACGAAGGGGACAGCGAGCTAAACCTTAATTCTACGCCGCAGATGAAGGCGGTTCTCTCGAAAGAAATCGGCCGTGATATTCCGAATATGGACGCTAAGAAGACGCTCAAACCGCTGGGCCGTGAGTTCGAGGTTATCGCGGACTTACTCGAATACCGCAAGATAACGAAGCTCAGCGGAACTTACATCGACGCGCTGCCAACGAAACAGAATCCGACGACTAAGCGCTGGCACTCGCGGTTCAATCCGATGGGAACCGTTACCGGCCGGTTTAGCTCCGGCAAGGACGAAGACGCTGCGGATTCTAACCAGTTCAACGTTCAGAACCAGCCGGAGGAAGCGCGTAAGATGTTCCTAGCGCCGGCGGGAAAGGTCTTAGTATCGGCGGACTTTAAGGCACAAGAGATACGTTGTACCGCGTACATGTCAGGCGAACCGGTCCTAATCGAAGCGTTCGAGAAGGGCATCGATCCGTACGCTAACATGGCGAGCATGTACTACAAGCGCCCGTACCACGAAGTTTACAAGCTGCCGAACGGTGAGGACACGCCAGAACGTAAAGCGATGAAAGTCGTCTGGCTGGCGACTCTGTACGGCATGAGCGACTTTTCACTCGCGGAGATGCTCAAGTTAAAGAAACCGGAGGCCACCGCGTTTAAGGAAGAGCTATTCGGAAGCATGCCGAAATTATCCGCGTGGCTCAAGGCTAACGAAGCGCACGTCGCAAAGTACGGCTTCGTATGGGCGGATAAGCAGCAACGTAAACGGCGCTTGCCCGACGGTACTCTTAAGCGCAAGGAAATCCCGTATGGAAAGTGGAACGATCCGAAGTACGAAGAGTGGCGCAAGCACAACGGAAAGATTAATCGGGCCATGCGCCAGGGTACGAATGCTCGCGTTCAAGGTAGTTCCGCCGTCCAAACGAAAGTAACGATGATTAAGGCGCATGAGGCGTGTAAGGAACGCGAAGGCTGGGCGCTGTGGGGGACGATTCATGACGAATTAGTCTTCGAGATTCCGGAGGATTTTACGCGGGAGGACATCGCTGTTATCGAACGTATTATGACGCAGTCGTATTCGTGGGGAGACGTAGCCAACGGAACGGACATCGCGATTATGCTGCGCTGGGGTAAAGGCGTTACTCCGGACGAATGGTTCAAAAATAAGGAGGCTGCGTAAATATGAGCGTTAAAATGACTAACCGTGAGTTAATTGAGCTGTGGCGCGAGGATGGTGACGGTTTATACTCCGTAGTTGAAACGGGCGATTGGGACGGAGCCGGCGAAAAGTATCAGACGCTTGAGCTCATCTTTACGGACGGCACACGCTTCTATCGCGGATATATAACGCGGTCCGGTTCGTATTTCAGCGATTGGAATTACGATGACTACGGCAACGCGGATATCGACGAAGTAATCAAGCGTACGCGTACCGTTGAAATTACGCAGTGGGAGGCCGCTTAATGACGGAACGCCTGCGCACGACTATCGCAGAGGGGTACGCGTCTTCTCGCTGCCCTTGCTGCGGCGCTTTAATCCGGACGCTCGCAGACGAAGCGGGAGACCACGATTGCCCACGTTGTGGTTACGGGCCGGACGGCCCGACGTGTGAACGCAAATATACCGAAGGAGATGGCGCAGAATGAGACCGATTATGCTGAACGATTGGAGCAGCGTAGAACGCATGTACGAGGACTTCGAGGATACGTGGAGTTCAGGGCCACGCCATCCAATTACGGATAAAGACGATATCGAAATTATCCTCGCCAGTTACACGAATGAGAATTACGAAGGGGACGCGTTTGTCTTGTTCCGGCGTAAGTCTGACGGAAAGATATACGAAGTAAACGGCGGACACTGTTCGTGCTACGGATTGGAGGGTCAGTGGAACCCGGAGGAGACTACGGTCGAAGCGCTACAACATCGCCTGACCAACGGAAATCTCGGCAAAGGCGGCTGGTACGACGATAGCAACCGGTTTGCTACAGAGCTGACCGAAGCTCTACGTGACCTGGCCGGATCAACCACGCTAAAGGAGGCGGCTTAATATTACGCAATCAATCGCTAATCAAATCGCGGAGGACTTTACCGCATATCTCAACGTTTGGCACTCGCAGCCGGAAACGTACGACGACGCGCTCGACGCGCAGATTCACGCCTGGTACGCCGCTGTCCTCACGGATAAATCGCGCAAGGTATGGCCGCCGCGTAACATTCCGTATTTCTCTCCGTCGGCCGCTGGCGCATGTCCGCGCTCACTTTACGAAAAGGCGCTCGGCGCGAATAAGGACGGAGCCGGTCAGCCGCCGCATCAAGGGCGCTGGACTCGGCTCGGTACGCAGGTTGGCGACATGATACAGCGCGATATTCTCTTCGCGGAGAAACACTATGCCAAGGCCACCGGAGTCCTCCCACGTTTTGTATTCGAACGTAACACGCAGGGCGAGCCGCGCTTCGAACAGTTTGCGCCTGGCCTGACGCATATTACACACAACGGCGCTGTCTTCGCGCTATACGGATTCTGCGACGGTATGATGCTTTACCGGACGGATGACGGCGAAGTGCTGCGCGTCGGCCTCGAAGTGAAATCGAAGCAAACTACGTCGGCCAAGACGTCCGAATACTCAACGCGTAATGGTCCGGACGAAAAGCACGTTAAGCAAACGGTCTGCTACTCGCAAATGTACAGCGTTGATTATTACGTAATTCTCTACGTTAACTGCGCTAAAAAGGCGTGGGAAATGACCGCCGAGGACTTCGCGAAGACACCGGATATCAAGGCGTACGGCCTGTATATTACGGACGAGATGCGCGCAGAGGTATTCGACGGCTTCGCGGACATTGTCCACGCGGTCAATACGAAGACGCCGCCGCCCCTCGATATCGAAAACTTTACGTTTAACAATTTCAAGCGCGCCTGTGCGCTTTCCTTAACGGAAGAGGAAATCGCGGTCATTGAACGGAAGGTCAGTGCGATTAACCGGTCGAGCCTGCCGGACTGGAAGAAGCGCGGGCCAGCCGAAGCGCTCGCGGAGATTCAGCGGATTAGATTCGAAGAGTCAGCGAAGGAGGCCGCGTAATATGTCTGAGTTTTCTTATACGGAACTGATGGCGCTGTACGACGGACTGCTTGCGCTCAGTGTAAGAGGAGATGTATCGGTGACTAACGACGGAGATACAGTACGCGTCTTTGACCTGAGGCAGAAGGTTTACGATACAGCGCAAGGCGAGTGCGAGTCTACTGTGGCGGCTATCGAGTTGGCAGAGGCGGATGCCTGGTGCGAGTTTTGGAAGCGCGAGGCACTCCGCAAGTACCCCACGCCAGAAGCATATGCTGCGGTGTGTCATGCCATGGAAACGCACAGAGTGAGAGCGACATTGGCGGAGAGAAGGATATCTAGCCTACGAGACTCCCTTGTCGAGATGTTTACCGTGGCCGTCTCCGCAGCCGTTACGATCCGAGAAGCACCCGAAGACGCTCAAGATATGGTCGAGTTCTTGCTGTCTGCGGTTGATAGGAACGATGCTGCGGTTGAAGTGATTATGAAGGAGGCGGCGTAATATGTACGCAAGTGATCCGCAGATATTCACAATCGAGCCCGTCCGTAACCGGGCCGATGACACGCACCCTGAGCGCGAGGACAGACGAAAAGGACACGCCGTCAGAATCGTACACCTCGAACATGGTGACGCAATGGTCCTCGCGTACATCGACTACGGGGACGCGCTGCTTCGTACGAGCAGCGTAATTGAGGCGGTATATACGGACGACGGGCGGCTGCGCGTGACGACGCGAAACACCGTTTATACATTTCGAAAGGTGGCGGCATGATGGACGTTCAACTTTTACGCGAATTAATCACGTTCGGAGCGCTCGGATCACTCGCGGAGGAGCTCACGGATAAGACGGCGGAGGAATTACTCAGCGCGGAGACGTACACGCAGATTGACGCGTTTATGACCGCGAATGAACCGTTCGACCGCCTGACGTCTACGGCGGAGTTGCTGACGCTGCTCGACGAATCGGCTGCGCGGATCATCGCGCTGATTGGCGCGGAAGGAGATGACGTGGATGTTCAAACGGATAATTAACGGAGTTTTCTGTACACTGCTTATCGGCGCGCTAATGGTCGGGGCGTTCGTTTGGCTCGCGCTACTTACGCAGGGTCCGTGGTACATGAGCGTGATCTTTACGGTGCTGGCGCTGTCCGCGTTCTCGTTCGGCTATAACGCGGAAGGAGGCGGAAACGATCGCGACAAAGACGAAGAAACCAGCGGAATTTAACTTCCGCATCCTTGCGCTCGACCTATCGTTATCCCCCGGCATCGCAGCGTTGGAAGTCCGGGGCCGCACGCCGCACCTTATCGCGTGTGACTCCGTAGCGACTTCGACGGCCGATACGGATGCGGTGCGGAATTACACGGTCGAGACGTTTGTCGCCGCGTTCATCCGCGAGCACCGTCCGTTCGATATCGTAGTCCGCGAAGACTTTACGTCCGGACGGAATAAGCGCGCGACTCAAACGATATTTAGCGCATGGGCCGCCGCAGACAAAGCGCTCGCGGCGTACGGATACCAGGCGGAGGACTTGAAGCCCGCGCTATCTCCGCCGTCCGTTAAGAAATACGTAACAGGCAGCGGTAAAGCGGAGAAGCCGGAAGTCGCGGAAGGCGTGCGGAGGTATCTGCGGTTATCGGACGGATACAAATGGCGACCCGGTTACGATGACAGTGACGCGTGTGCGGTTGGCCTATCGTATTTACTGCGCGAAAATATGATCGATGAAATCGGAGGGATTGCGGCATGAGAATTGATCGAATGGATAACCGGGAGTTTTTCGAAATTATCGCCACGGAGGAAGAGGTACGCACGCTCCGCGCTGTGTTCGGTTGGCTGAGTATAGAAAAGCTAGACGAAGTCGCGGAGGAATATCCCGGAGAAGCGCTCGCATCAGACGGTGGGTACGCTATCTATGATGTGTTAGACGCTGCTCTAAACGCGGAGGATATGGCCGCATGACGCAGGCGGACCGCCTCACGTTGCAACTAGCGCAGGCACAACTCGCCGAAATCGCGGAGCTCGAACGCAGCCTAGCGGTTTATGGCGCGCTTTTAACGGATTTACAACGTAAATTAACGGATGCGCGGCGTAGGCATGACGAGACGGCCGCGCATCTTAACGAGTAGGGGGCCGCATATTTGACTACACATTTACACGAAATCGGCGAACGTATTATCCACGCACAGGATGCGGAAATACTAAAAGAGAACGCGAATCTAAACGGAGATTCATTCAGCGGTAAGATGTCGAAGTTCGGCAGCGAATACTCGAAGTGGTACGCACGTGAATCCGTAATGCCGGCGGAACTGGTCAGCGCGATTGACAGCGGACACGTTTACGTACACGACCTCGATCAATACGCGCTCGGCACAACGAATTGTATATTCATTCCGTTCGACCGTCTGCTCGCTAACGGATTCAATACGGGCAGCGGTTCCGTCCGCCATCCTAATTCGATTATGACCGCGATGGCGCTCGTAGCAATCATATTCCAATCGCAGCAGAACGCGCAGTACGGCGGCGTCAGCGGTAATAAGATCGATTGGGATCTCGCGCCATACGTGCGCAAGTCATTCGTTAAACACTTCCGTAAGGGACAGCGCTATTTCCGCGAATCGACACACGTGGCCGACACGGAATTATTCCTCGATAACCGCGACCTGGCGCAAGTGTTTCCGCGTTCATACGAATACGCACGGGCCGAAACGGAGACGGAAACGTATCAGGCGTCCGAGTCGCTTATCCACAATTTGAATACGATGAGCTCGCGGGCCGGCGGCCAGATACCGTTCACGTCGCTTAACTACGGAATGTGTACGTCAACGGAAGGCCGGATGGTTTCGTTCGCGTTACTGGACGCGGCCATTGCGGGGCTCGGCGCAGGGGAAACGCCAATATTTCCGCAGCAGATATTCCAGTGCAAGCGCGGCGTTAACCAGGAGCCCGGCGATCCTAACTACGATATATTCACGCGGGCAATCGAATGCAGCGCGCGGAGAATGTATCCGAATTTTGTTAACGTAGACGCTCCGTACAATCTGCAGTATTACGACCCAGCGGACCCGAATACGATTATCGCGACTATGGGTTGCCGGACGCGTACGATAGCCGATCGATTCGGCCGCAATCATCAATCCGGTAAGGGTAACCTCTCGTTTAATACGCTGAATCTCGTACGCTTCGGACTCGAATACGGAATCGCAACGGGACAGCGCGCCGAACCGGATATGAACGGATTCCTCTCGGAGCTCGATCGCTATATGGACGTATCTGTGCGCGGACTTATCCACCGCTACGGAATCCAAGCGCAGCAGCCAGCGCGAGCCTCCGATTTCATGATGCGCGAGGGCGTATGGGAAGGCGGAGAAGCGCTCGGTCCTGACGATAACGTACGCGATCTTATTAGGCACGGAACGCTCGCGCTCGGCTTTATCGGACTAGCGGAGTGTATGACGGCGCTTTACGGTAAGCATCATGGAGAGGACGCAGAAGTCTACGCTAAAGCGACCGAAATTATCGCCAGGATGCGGGAGTTCTGTGATGACGCTTCGGAAGTATACGGATTGAATATCACGCTATTCGCTACGCCTGCGGAAGGCTTGGCCGGTAAGTTTACGAAGATTGACCGCGCAGAATTCGGCGTTATCCCCGGCGTAACTGACCGCGATTACTATACGAACTCGTTTCATATTCCCGTATACTATCTGATCACAGCCGCGCGTAAAATCGAACTGGAAGCGCCATTCCACGCGTTATGCAATGCCGGCGCAATCTCATACGTTGAGCTCGATGGTAACGCACGCAATAATCCGCGCGCTTTCATGCGTACGGTACAGTATGCACTCTCGCAGGATATCGGATATTTCAGCGTTAATCATCCGATTGACCGTTGCCCTGCGTGCGGCTACGAAGGCATTATCGGCGCAGAGTGTCCGTCATGTGGCGTAGAGGACCGCGTAGTCCCAATGTCGCGTATCCGCCGCGTAACTGGCTACTTAACCGGCGACTATAAAACGCGCTTTAATCCGGCGAAGCAGGCGGAAGTTGAAGACCGCTTACGCCACGGAGCCTAACGTATGAATCTCGCCGGCTATTGTGCGGAGTCAATAACGGAGGGCGACGGTATGCGCGCGGTATTCTATATCAGCGGATGCCGTCACGCTTGCCCAGGCTGCCACAACGAGGCTGCAACTGACTTCACATATGGCCGTCCGTTTACGCCGGCGCTGCAGGACGCGTTAATCGCGGAAGTCGCGGCCAATCCGCTGCTCGACGGGATTACGCTGTGTGGCGGCGATCCGTTCTTCTCAGCGGCTGAATGCGCGGAGTTTGTGCGCAGATTCCGCGCTGCCTGTCCGGACCTCAACGTATGGGCGTATACGGGATACACGTACGAAGCGTTAATGAGGCGGACGGACCTGCGGGAGCTTGCGGAACTATGCGACGTTATCGTTGACGGCCGCTACGTTGAGGCCGAGCGTGACCTTACGCTTAAGTACCGGGGCAGTTGGAATCAGCGGATTATACGAAGACAAAGCGGAGCAGTTAGCGATTAATTTCGCCGACTCTCCGTTTTTTTTTCGTTATAAGTGTGCGAGATGCGTTGCGGGCCCGTTGAAGTAAGTGAGGGCGCGAGAGACACGTTAACCGAGCGCTCAACTACGAAGGAGGCAACGATAAATGAACGTAAATTATCGCGAAGTTAAACGTAAGGCAACGGTGGGTGCGCGGATTAAGATCGTAGATGCGTACGTACTATCTGGCGCGTACGCTAACGGTGATGTAATGACCGTAAAGGAACGGCAGGAATCGGACCCTGTCGGAGTGTGGACGAACGAGTCGACGGTATTCGTATACGACCGTGAGTACGTCGTTCTGGAACCGGTAACGTCCGCGTTATCCGCTGATCCCCTCTACGCCGCCTTCCGCCAGCTAATCGTAGACAACGCGGACGCCATTCGCGCGATCCTGCCGGAGTTGGAAAGCGGAGTTACAGCGCCTAGGCTTGCGGTCGACAGCGCAGGCAGCGTTAAGGCGACGGGCGTAAGCGTGAGTAAGCCGTTAACCCGCGCGGATGTTATCGCGAAGGCGACCGCTGACGTTGCGGAGTTGCTGCGGATCGGCGGAAACTCATTCGCGGACCTTCCGAAAGTGTCTCCGCTGCACGGTCGCTTTTACACCGCTGAGTTCCACGTTAACCGTGATAAGCGCGTTGTTACGGCGTTAGTTAAGCGCGGTAACGCCGTCCTCGCTAAGTTCACCGCAAAGTGTTCGCCAGCCGACGTATTCCACGCGGAAATCGGCAAAGCGATCGCGCTACGTAAGGCGCTGGGTCTCACGGTGCCGGGCGAGTATATGGACGCGCCGCAGCCGACGGAGGTCCGCGTAGGCGACGTCGTTACTGGCGGAGTTGTATACGCGGTCCGACCGACGCACAGAACGATCGGAAAATCCGCAGGGTGGAAGTTTATGGCGTACGAGAGCGGATTCACTTACATCGACGGGAAAGGCGGCGAGGTGTGGACGTTTCTCGACAGCGCGCAAGTACTCGATGACTCACGGGAGGACATCACGTCTTCCTCCGCGCTGAAAGGGGCTGCGTAATATGAAAAACGCACCGACGGAAGTATACGCGATTATACGTAAAGCTACCGGTGAACTTGCGTGGGATCGCGCCATTTATGCCGATGCGACACGCGCTAAGATTGCGCTACGTTCATCGGCCAGAAAGTACATCGGAGACTACACAATCGTTCGTATCGGCGGCGCAGTTAATATCGCTTGGGATACGGACGCTAACGGAAAGTGGACGGAGGTGAGCGCTGATGCAGACGCTTCCTAACATCGGCCTCATCGGAAAGCTCCGCGCAGGCAAGGACGTTGTTGCCGCCTATCTCGCGGACAAATACGGATACACACGTTACGCGTTCGGCGACGAGTTGAAACGCGACTTTCACCGCCGCTATCCGGAGATACCGCGCGATCCTAAACCCCGCGCCGGCTACCAGTTTCACGGTCAGTTTATGCGCGAACACTACGGAGAAAACGTATGGGTCGACCGCTGCCTCACGGACGTTGACGCGGTCTGCTCGGTCGAACGGTGGGACGCGCAGCCATTCCACGCGGTAATAACGGATGTGCGTCAGGAATCGGAGTACGAAGCGCTCGCCGCCCGTTCGTACGTCCTCATCCGCGTAGAAGCAAGCGCAGCTCTACGCATCGAACGCGCTGTTAATTCCGGTGACGTCTTCAACTACGCCGACCTCGCGCACGGAACGGAGACTGCGCTCGACGGATACGCAGCGGACTTTACCGTAGTGAATGACGCGGGGCTGGCGGAGCTGTATGCGCGGATTGACGAGATCATGGCGGAGTTGAGCGCGAAGGAGGCGGCGTAATGTCAGCGGATGAATATCGCGCAGGGTACGAAGCTGGCTATATGTACGGGCGCATCGACGCGATTAATGCGCAGCCCTACGACGATCGGACGCCGCTAGCGAAACGTGAGAATACGGAGGAGGATGCGGAGGGTAGCGAATCACGACCCTGAGGACAGGCTACCTGCGTATATTCAAAACGTCGTTGACGGTAAGACAACAACTAACTACGGCGCAGGAATACCGATTAATGACGGTAGTACGCCTGCCAAAAACATTAACCGCAACCTACCGCTCAAAATGTCCAATGGAGATTTACCGACCATCACAAGGTAAACGAGAGGAGACGATAACCATACGCAATTATAACGTAACACCGCAATTGCCTACGAATGGCTTAACAGTAGCCGAGTTCTTCTGCGGAGGTGGTCTGATGGCCGTCGGACTCAAGGCTGCGGGGTACGATATCATCTTCGCAAATGACTTCGATAAACGTGCCGCAGAGGCTTACGCTCACAATATTGGCGACCATGTTATTTGTGGGGACATTACGAGCGCGGAAATCAAAGCCAAGATACCTCACGCAAATGTTTATGCTGGCGGGCCTCCTTGTCAGGATTATAGTGTTGCTGGGCTTGGCGAAGGAGAAGAAGGAGCGCGAGGAAAACTTGTATGGGATTACTTAGAAGACATCTCGCATGGACAGCCGGAAGCCTTCGTATTCGAGAACGTTAAAGGGCTGATTACGAAGAAGCACCGTCAGACTTTTGACGCTCTCCTTGCGGAGTTTGACGCGATTGGCTACGCGATTACCTGGCGCTTAATCAACGCTTGGGATTACGGAGTGGCGCAGAAGAGAGAGCGCGTGTTTATCGTCGGCATCCGTAAAGACCTCGGATTTACGTTTAAGTTTCCGGAGCCAAGCGTTGGAGAGTATCGGACGCAGGTGTTGCGCGATGTCATCGGAGATTTACCGGAACCAATCGCAAATCACGAAGAGAAAATAATCACGGAGAAGGCTCTTGAGGGTTACGCTAGAAGGAACGCAGGTGGGGCGTTTGGGTTCCGCGTCAATCCATGGGAGGAACCAAGCCCTACGATAATGGGGCGGATATTTAACGAAGGGAAGGCGTTCGTACACCCGTCGTACACCGATAATCATCACGGCCATTTATTTGACAATGTTAATCCCGATTGGACATACGAGAAAGCTAATCGAGTCGCTTCGTGGGAGTCGCCGTCTCTGACGGTAGGAAGTCATGCACGGAATGAAGGCGTACACCCTGCGCCGCAGCCACGCCGGTTCACCGTCCGCGAATGCCTACGCATCCAATCCGTACCCGATTCGTACGTGCTACCGGACACAATCTCGCTATCCGCGCAATACCGAATCGTCGGTAACGGAGTCGCATCGCGCGTCTCCTACGTTATCGGAGTCGCGCTGGCGGAGCAACTTAACGCAGCTTTAGCGGTCGATCTGCGGGAGGCTGCGTAATGTGGACGCCGATGGACGAGCGCTTCCAACCGCCGAGTGAACCGCGAGTCTCCGCTTACTGTGCCTGGTGTAGCGGCGAGATTTATGTAGGCAATGGGGTTACGTCGTACACAAACGGAGACAAGACGCATGACGGCGAATGTGAGAACGCATATGTGGTGGCGGAAACGGGATTAGAGCGGACAATTGCGGAATAGTATTCGCAAGTTTCAGCGTTAGACAAATTCACAATAAGCGGCAGCACTGGCGCGGGGCTACGACAAGCCTGCGCTGGTCTGTCCGAAAAAGGGAGCGGATTATTATCGGGTCTGTAAAAATCGACGTAGACAAAGGCGCACGCACATACGAAGTTAAATACGTTCTCAACGACGCAGAGGGCGTACGTAAGCTCCTCCGCGATCGCCACCACGTTAACTCCGCGCGGTATCACGGAGACACCGACGCGAGCTGCATTTTACTCGATCTTCATTCCGCTATCCTCAGCGCCGGCTTATCAGAGCGCCAGGCGGAAGCACTCGCGTGGATCAGCGGCGCAGACATGACGCAGAAGGACGCCGCCGCCATCATGGGCATAACGCAGCAGGCGGCTGCTAAGCTCTACGGTGAGGCAGCGGAAAGAATAGCGGCGGTGTATAAGCGGTGGGAGTACGGCGAGATTACGGTCAGCTACGATCTGGACGAAGAGACTACGGACGATAACGAAACGGAGGCGGCATAATGTTTTACTTACGCAAAGAGATGGGCGAGGAATCTGGAGAGAAATACGTTCGAACGGTTTATAAGCACGGGCGGCTGTCGCGCTATTATCGCGGCGAATTTACCGGACTGGACGGTAGATATCAAGGAATGCGCGTTTACACCTGCAAGAAAATAACCACCATTCTTAAGCTACGAGAGTCGACGTTCAACTACTGTGGGGAATGGTTTGACGTTTATGACGAGAACGGAAAAGTAGCTATTGAGGAGGCGGCGTGACTATGGCAGAGAAAACGTACATCGAACGCACGACCGCCGCGATTGAGGCGCTAGAACAGGCGTTACGCTCACGCTATAAAGCGGATGACGCACCGCCGATCCCTTACGTATACAACGGCGCGACTTACGATATCCGCGACCGTGAAACGCGTATGCTCGTTGTCGCTGCGATACAAGACGCTTATTACCGCGATCACGGCGAGTTTAACCAATACGCGCTCGACGCCTGGTACGCGAAGGGCTGTCCGGGCCAGCGTCCGACTCCGGTATCCGCGAGTACAGCGCTTATGGACCGCTTGACTAACGTTGTGCTCTACGATGAGCTCGCGGACGAAGACGCACATAAAGCGCAGCACAACGAATATCCGATCTACTCGGACACGCAGCTCGAACGTAGGCGCGAAGGACGGCGCGGTAGCGAAGCCACGAATATGCGCGGTGAGACTCCGATACGCGACGATGATCCGCAAGGGGCCGGCGTTGTGCTGGCGGCTGATGGGCGGAATAGTCGTACGGGAGCCGGGCGGAGAAAGCGCACGCCGGGCGAGAATAATGCGGTCGATGCCGGCGCTAAGATACGTAATAAGGCGCGGGCTGTCCGTTATAAGCGCGATACAGCGACAGGCGCGGTCGTTACGTATAATCTGCGGGAGACCGCCGGGGAATTAACGGAGCCGTTCGTACAGAAACGCGGGATTGGTGCGCGGTGGCTGGCGGATATGAGCGCGGTGAACGAAGTGACGATAGAGAGCGCGGAAGTATACGCTGAATACGAAGAAAAGGCCGCAGCTTAATCGCGCGGCTCTTTTTCTAATTCGAGTATATCCGTAATCTCAACGTCGAGCACTTCGCACATAATCGCGAGGTTTTCCAGCGGCAGGCGCAGCGTCTTGTTGGCGCGCATTTCACCTACGGATGGATGGCGGATTCCGGTTAAGCGCGCGAACTCACGATCGCCGATGCCGCGTTCTTTTAGGATTGCGTCGAGTTTAAGGCGGACTTTATAAGCGGCCATTCAATTGCCACCTCCTGCGTTCAGTATAGCGCAAAAGTTGTTACGGGAAAAGTACCGAAATGTGTTGACACGGGAAACGTAACGGTGTATATTTACGTTATAAACGGTACGCTAAACGTAACATTTAATAGCCGAAGGGCTTTAACCTTGGAGGTAAGTTATGTTGATCGAATGGATGATGTCTATCGGAATTAAGGGAGCAGAAGTGGAGGGGGCGGTAGACGTCGATGATAAAGAACTGGAAGGCTTTACTGATGAGCAACGCCGGGAAGCTATCCAAAAAGCAATATACGAGGACGCGTTGGCTTACGTAGATGTATGGCCTACAGGAGAAGTTAAATAACCGCCTGACGAGCGACCCCTGCGGACGGAAGCCGAAACAACGGAAGCCACGCGCTTCCTTGTCGCGGGAATCCGCATTACATAACGGAGGTGTTGGCACGGTGTCTAAAATCATACTCAAACGGAATACGCTAATCGCGGAATTAATAAGCAAAGCGGAAGCCCTGCGCGAGAAGTGCGGAGTCCTTTACCGAGAGTGTCGCGATACTGGTGAGTTTAACAGCGCAGAGCACGACCGCTTAACGGGAGAAATTGAACATACCGAGTACCTGCTGTGGGGCGCTAGGAACGGAATGTATCGCTAATGACGGAGGGATGACGCATGAAACTCGAACTCGACTTCGCGCTCGACGTGATCCGCGAGGCTGACCGCAACTACTACGCAGGCGCAATCGGAATGATACGCAGCATTATGCGCTCAGACTTCTCGCCTTTTTCGAAAATACGCGATATAAAGACGATCCTGGTTGCGCTGGACGCGGTACTCGCGGAGAACAACCTATGAAGCGCCAGCCTAAAACCTCCGCCGAACGCAGCGCCTTCCTCGACCGCAAGCTCGACGATTACCGGGCGCGTCTACTCGCTAATCCGGAGTATGACCGCTGGTACACACGGCGGACGCGCTTGCTATCGTATCGTAACCACGTATTCAAAGCGCTTAACCGCGAGCTGAGCGCAGCCTCACGTAAGAAATACGGAAAGGGTGAGCGTAGATGAAACGGAGCAGATTTACAGCCGGGCGCTATATGAACGGACGGCTTTACGTGAGGACAGCGGCGGGGAATCACGTAGCACTCGCGTTGCTGCTGGTGGATAAATCGCGTAAGATTAGCGTATAAAAGGAGCGTGATTTAACGTGTGGAAACGTAAATTAATACTCGCCGCTGGCTGCGCAGTTATTGCGTTCGCATTTGCGCAACTACTCGATTTCCAAGCGGCTGGAATCGTAGCATTCGGTGTGCTGGCGGCGGTATTTGTAGCGGTTGAGTGGCGGAAGATAACGTAAGGTAAGCGTAGATATAACGTAAGGAAGACGCTAGACTCCGGAAGGGGCCAGCGTCTTTTTTTTGCGTTAAACGTGTCCGCCCGCTTCCCCGAACTCCGCGATATACTGCGCCATCATCGCGCCCATTTCCTTACGCAGAACCTCGCGGGCAATCGCATATGTCTCCGGCTGGCCTGCGCTACCTTTACGCGTGAACTCTACGTGAATCATACCGTTCAGCTCCGCGCTTCTTAATACACGCAGGCCCGCGCGGTTGAGCGCTAGGCGGTTATCGCGCAGATCGTCCGTGATTCTGCGCAGGATGTACGTGCCGGATGCGGAGTAGGCGCGGTTGAGTACGTTGTGGGCCGCGTTAAGTTCGTCAAGGCCGCGCTGTACGGACGCGGTTAACTGAGGGTAGATCACGTAATTGCGTAATAATTCGTTGTTCATAGCGTTGAGCCTCCGTTTGTGGGAACGTATGTACGTATTATAAACGTTAGCGGCGGGGTTGTAAAACGGTAAATAACGGTGCGGACGGGGCGCTACGGGTTGTATTACGTGGGGATTGCGGACCATTAAGGTAGAGGGCCCACAAGGTCCTAAAACTAAGCTACTGGAGGAGTTAACATGCAGTTTAATTTTTCGCTAACCGCAGACGAACACAATTTTAAGTGGCGTGACTTGCGAAAAGAGAGGGCATTACATACCGGTCAGCCAGGGGTATACGTATTTAGGAGTTTTCAAGGAGACTGCCTCTACGTAGGGAAATCTAAGAATCTATGGCGAAGACTATGTCAGCATCAGCTCGGGAGCCATGTGGATTTGCATGATGCCTACTTTTGCACTACTTACTTCACGGTGGACACCGCTGCTGCTGATATGCTTGAGACACATTTAATTAACACATTAGAGCCGACACTCAATATAGATAAGGCCACACATGAAACATTTATTGCAGATGCTTCCGAGCGTTTAACAGAGTGTGACATAGCGCTTCGGGACATTAGGGAAGACCTTGACGGGATATCCGTAGCTTTGAGATTGAGCGATGACTTTGAGGATGATGACGACCCTGCAAAGCTATTCCGGGAGGCAGAGCTCCTTGACGAACACGCGAGATTACTCCGCAGAAGACAGTCAGTACTAATGACACGTGCGAGACTGCGCAGACGAGGCGCTCGGGACTTTGCTTCAAGCGTAGAACTATCACCTGTAGGTAAGGTTGAGGCGGGGAAGAGGGCTGCGCAACTACGCGCGGATATTCACGGAGACGCAAGACCTTGGATGTGGGCACACAGAACTGAACGAATGGAGGCCGCCAATGAATAACGCATACCTATACTGCTACTCGCCGTCAATGTTCCAGTTTCTACGCGTTGCCGGTCATCGCTATATCTGCGTAGGCATCAACGAAAAGACTGGCGGACGCTTTTGGCTGTACGAAAAGACGGACGCGGTTAAACGCAGCCTAGACGCATATGACGCAGCTAAGACGGGAGGTGCCGCGTAATGGCCGAGTTTAGAACGCTAATTGACGCCGAGACAGGCGAGATTACCAGTGCTGCAGTTTTAGCGGATGGCGATCGGATTATTTCCGCAAGTCAATCAGAGGCATGTGCGCGAAAGTTAACGCGTGGCCCCGAATTTACGATAACGCAGATGAGCAATATTGACGAGGTAATCGAAAGGGTATCCGATAAACACTGCGGGTACCTTCTTTATTTACAGTGCTTCGTCAACTACAGCGCGATCCTTGAGAATCCGGATAAGACCGCTATGAGTCGCGAGGACATTATGCGGACGTTGCGAGTCGGTCGAACAACCGCGCATCACTTTCTTAAGGAGATGACGGAAGCCGGCGTAATCACCGAAGAGGCGGACACTTACCGTCTGAACCCGCGCTATCACTTCCAAGGAAAGTCCGATAACACAGCGGTCATCAAGACGTTCGTTGCGAAGGTAAAGGCGCTATATTCGGAGGTTAACGCGAAAGACCTCGGATTCGTGTATAAGCTGCTACGCCACGTTCACCTCGAAACGAATACGATCTGCGCTAATCCGTATGAACGTGACGTCGAGAATACGCTGCCGCTTACGAAAGAGGATATCGCCAGGCTGACGGGCGTAACCGAAAAGTCCGTTTATACGAAACTGCGTAACCTGCGCTTTGGCGATCAGTACGTATTCGCGGAAGTAATTTACGGAACATCGCGCTATTACAAAATCAATCCATTCGTATTTTACCGCAAAAGCGGGCAGCCGGACGCGACGCTACGGGAGATGTTTTCCATCCGGAATAACTTCGCGAAGAGGTCGGCGTAAGCCTTATCGGTAAAAACGTGAACAAATACGGCCTCTTATCGGTAAAAACGTGAACACGTAAAAAGTGGCTTCCGCCTTAGAGCCGCGCGGGTTTGCGCCGTTTAAGGGGTCAAATTACTTCTTAGTCTTTAGACAACCGGACTAACGTCCGACACTGCGGCTAAAACCGCACCTTGTGTAACTATTATCTAACCGCGCTGGTCTTTGGTAAAAGCTTGAGCGCAGTTGAATAACATGTTCCGAAGACGCGACAGCGGCAAGGCCAAGGAACACAGTGACGCGGAGGCACTTAATACTCAAACCTTTGTCGGATAGATACATGCAGCATAATCACAGAAGTATCTCATGTAGGCAAAGCCAAAGAATAGCGCCGATCTTTAAGCGGTAGCACTTACGTTAGCGAACGTACAGTAACTACGCAGTTGAGCGGAGGTGTAACGATGGTAACCGTACGGATAGCGTTAAGTATCGTTCATATTACGTTAGCTATAGCGGGTTTATACGCTGACTTACGCTTTAGATTCCGACATAAGCAGCGCATAGATTACGGATGTTTAACGTTAATATGCGTTACGCCTGCGTTATATTGGGCGTTCATATACGCGTTAAGAAACGGATTCGGCGGATGGGTATGAAACGGAGGGATAACGTTATATGAGCGTTAATTGGGGAAGCGCAATGAGATCGAAGTCGTTATCGTTCGTATACGGAAGCGGATGGGATCGCGTAGACTTTAAGACGATATTCTGGCGTAAGACTCCGCTAGGTTGGGACGCGAATATCTGGCGCTTATCTATATCGTACGATAACTACGGTAATGTACGTAAGCGGACGTAATAGACAGCGCTGTTCTTACGCTCTGCCCGGGCGTGGGAATAGCGTTCTTTACATGCGTTGGATCAACGTAGTATTAGCGTCATACAGGCGCTCTAATAGCGTGGAGGTATAAACGTTAGGGTAACGTACATAAGCGCTCACACACGCTGAGATAGCGCACATGTAACGTGTCATTAAGGATAGCGTTTATACCTACGTGCTGTTACGTATTATTAGAAGGAACGCGATTGAACGGGATCGAGCGTAAGGGTTACGTGTGGTAACGGGAGAAGCGGCGAATAGCGTATAGGCTGCGCAGGGGGCAACGCTGAGTGACCGATTAACGTCCGAGCGATCCGCGACAATACGGTTGCAGGGCGGGGCAGGCCGGAAGCCCTCCACAAACTCACGGGGTTAGCGCAGTATTAACGCTGTACTACGGTAAAGTAACGTGAAAATAACGTATGTAAACGCGTCAGGATATGCGGAATAGTGCAAACGCGTAGGGAAGCGTAGTTACTTACGAAAGGTAAACGTAGGCTGGGCGCGGGTTTAGCGTGGGTGTCAAGGTCTCGTAGTTGACCGCCAAATGCGTATTTTGTGTGGTTGTTGACGGAGTAACGCTGTACTACGTTAAAGTATTAACGCGGTAATGCTGTGACCCCCAAGCGCGGTAAAGGACTAAGTCACGTTTGCTGTACGGAATTTGCTCACAAAAATTTAACCTCGGGAGGTATTCGGATGAGCGACGTAAAGGTCTGCGTCTCATGCGGTCAATCAGCGCCAGAAGCACGCTTTACTAATAACTTACACAAGTGTAATCGGTGCCGGAACGCAGCTAGTAGCGTAGAGTCAAGGCGTGCAGCCAGCCGTAAGTACCGCGCAAAGGACCCGGAGGCGCAGAACGAGCGTACACGCCAGTACCGGCGGGACAATCCGCATATGTCGTTCTACTCTACGTCACGCTACTACGCAGGTCTGGCCGGAGTGCCTTCGGACTTAACCGTAGAGGATGCGCTGGATATCCATAATACTCCGAATGTTTGCGCTTATTGCGGTAGCGACCACGGACCGACGCCAGGCAAGCGGATGGTTCACGTAGATCATATTATACCGATGATTCAAGGCGGATACAATACGTGCTGGAATCTTACGAAGGTTTGCAACGGTTGTAACACGTCAAAAGGTTCCGCGTCCCTCCTCGATTTCCGCAGCCGCACGCCAGAATTTACGCAAGAACGTTTCGACGCGGTCATCACCGGCATGGTTGAGCGTTCGGGCCTGACGCATGAAACGGTCCTGCGCTTACTCGATCAATCTAACGCATTCGAACGCGCTATGCAGCGTGAGCGGGACCGCCTAACCGCGCTATTAGCGGATGAAATCGCGGGCCTAACGTTAATAGCCGCATAAGAACGTAGTAATCACGTTAAATCACCGTTGAATTAGCCTGCGTAAGCCCTTAGGAGGGTATTCGTATGGTCCGGACATTCGAGCGCTAATTCAACGTAAATATCACGTTAAAATACGGAGGAGGAAACGCAGTGTCAGACAAACGCAAGGCCGCGCTAGAATCGCAGCTTGACGGACGCCAGCAGAAAGCTGCGCTCATGTGCGTAGAACGCGAATTTGCAGCGGAAGAAGACCGCCTAACGTTCGATGCCATCGCGGAGGAAATCGGCGTGTCACGCAAAACGCTGCATCAATGGCGTACGCAAAAGCGCGCCTTTATCGATTACGTAAATTATCTCGCGGATGACTTTTTGTCCGCTGACCGTGCGAAGGTATACCGCCAGCTAATGCGCGCGATTGACGGCAGCCAGCCGAGCATTAAGGCGATCGACTTGTTCTTCCGGCGCTTCGGCTTAATTACGCAGCAAGTAGCGGTTGAAACGAAGGACGCGGGATCAGCGCGGAGTAACGAAGAACTCGCGGCTGATCTCGACGAATTAGACGGACTGTTAGCGGACGGTACGGACTAAAACGGAGGGAGGTGCGTTCGCATCGCATGGGTAAACGAAGCTTGGCTCGATAAATCTGCGCGTGCTGAGCGCATCAAACTCGTAGGCGAACGGGCGGTTAAACTGCGCGAGCTTGTACGGACTGGCCGCGCGACGACGTATCACGAAGAATCACTACGCGCCGACATTGCGGAACTAAAACGGCTCAAACGGATCGACCGCGCCGAGGATGACGTTGCATATTTTACGTACGAATATCTCTCCGACGCCGGCAATCCGGACAACGAAGACAATATCATAGCGAACGCCGACGATGGAACTCCGCACGATCCGCTAGAACAAATAGCGCCGATCCATGCGGAGTTTTTTAAGTTATGCAATCACGTTGACCACGTTGAGAGAAGCGCTCGGCTTGCGATAGCGGCTGCGCGTGGGCACTCGAAATCCGGTATGTTCTCGAATAGCTTCCCGTTGCACCAAACGGCGTATCGAAAGCGGCGCTATATCTTGGAAATATCGGAGACAGACACGCTATCGAAAAAGCTGATTGGCTGGATTAACAAGCAGCTCAAATTTAACGAGAAGCTACGCGCGGACTTCGGTCCCCTTTTGCATGAGCGCAATAACCAAAACGAGAAGGACAACGAAGAGGCGTTTATCACAACGTCCGGCACGCGCATCGAGGCGTCATCATCGGGTAAGCAGCTACGTGGTATGCGCCACGGTTCAAAGCGTCCGGACCTTGTTATCGTCGATGATCCGTCGTCTATCAACAACGAAGGCACGAAGGAAGCGCGCGAGAAGCTCGTACACTGGTTTAACTCCGTTGTCGTCCCGATCGGATCGAAGTCAACTGCGATTATACTCGTCGGTACGATGGTTAGCGCCACCGGCCTTTTGAATCATGTACTCAAACGTAAGGACTTCGAATCCTCGTTTCATGGCGCGGTAGTAAGTGAGCCGGATAATCCGCAACTATGGGAGCGCTACTGCGAGATATATGCGCGATCTGACGATGAGTCTACGGACGCCGACGATTTTTATAACGAACATCGCGCCGAACTCGAAGCCGGCGTTATTTTGGCGTGGCCGTGGCGCTGGACGTACCGCGCGCTTATGCACGAAAAGGTGAACATGGGAACACGCGCATATAACTCGGAGTTCCGGAATCTAGCGTTTAGCGAAGACGAGCAATTCTTCTTCCCGGACACTTACGGTTATTACCGCTATGAGTACGATAATGGCCGACGCTTTATCCGTTACGAAGACTTGCGGATACCTATGTCGGAGCTGACGATAAGCGGCGCGTGGGATATTGCGCAGGGTAAGAACGCGCGATCCTGTTATAACGCCGTCCTGACCGTTGGCCGCCACGATAAGACCGGATATGTCTTCATACTTGACGAATACGCCACGAAAGAGCAGCCGCACAAGATACTCGACGTGATTGTCGAGCGGATTAAAACGTACAAGCATCACGTTTTCAGCGTTGAGACGATTAATGCGCAGCACGAATTTTATCGGCAGCTACAGGAGCGCTTGCGTATCGAAGGGTTGTCTAAAACGCGGCTGAACGATGTTAAGGCGCACAAGTCCGGTAAGGACGAACGTATCGAGGCGCTCGAACCGTTGTTCCATAATAAAACGCTCATTCTCAATGCAGGCCACACAATGCTTCTCGACCAATTGGCGCAATTTCCACGCGGCGACTACGTTGACTCGGCGGATGCGCTGTCGATGGCGGTCGAGAACGTCGCGAAAGCTAAACGCCGTGTACGCAATAAACCCGCAGGAATGTAAACGAAAAGGGGGACGCAGATGACCACGAAATTATTCGAAACGGGCGCTATCTATCCGCCGCCATCACATATACCGCGCCTAGCCTGCTATAAACGTGGGCGCACGATATTCGACGGTCGCCATCCGGAGATATATGACCGCGCATCGTCACTTCTCAAGGATACGCCGCACGCTGCGCAGCTTAAGACGCTATTCATCGCGGTTAACCTCATGGACATATTGCTCACGAAGCCGGCGGACTTACTAACGGGCGAACCGCCGACATACGAAGCGGGAACTGGCGCAGGCAGCCGCGAGCAGGAACGCTTAGACTCGATCGTTGAAGAGAACGATCTTACGCAGATGGTCCACGAAATGGTAATAGGCGCAGGCTATCGCGGCGACTCGTTTATTAAAGTCCGCTACGGTCCGCGAGCCGACGTCAGCGAAACGGAGTTACTTGCGGCAGAATACGGTCTGACTCCGCCGAAGCCCGCGCTGGAACCGATCATCGAATCCGTCCGCGCAGACATCGTATTTCCGGAGTTATCAACGGGCTCGCGTAAGAAGTTCAAAGCGATATCCATCGCGTGGATTGATTGGGTCGAAGAACCCGGCGGAAAAGTTGTCCGCTGGATAACGGGTCAGGCGGAATCATACGTACCTTACCTCGTAGTTGAGCGCCACGTTCCCGGCTACATCGTACATGAACGCTATAAGCTAACGGAAGCCGGCATAAATGGCGAGTGGGGCGTACCGATTTCAACGTATCACATCGGCGAGAAGATAGCGACGGGCCTGGCGGAAGACGTGGAAGCGACCGGAACCGACCAGTTACTCGTTCATCACATCCCGTACAAAAGCGTAGACGACCGCTGGGAAGGTATTAACGGCGTTGAAAAGCTGGAAAGCGTATTGAGCGCGATTAACGAGCGCTTAGCGCAGATCGATTATATCCTCTGGAAACATAGCGACCCATGGATGTACGGCCCGGAAGATATCGGAGACGACGAAGGTACCGCGAACACTCTACGCAGCGGCGGCCGCTATATCCCGGTAAGCAAGGACGATCACGAGCCCGGATATATGACGTGGGAAGGCCAGTTAAGCTCGGCATTTACGGAGCTCGATGTGCTACTCGGCCTCGTATATCAAATGTCGGAAACGCCGCAGTGGCTATTCGGTACGACGCTCGCTTCGGATAAAGGCGGAACCGGCACGTCACATACAGATAGCGGCGCAATCAAAGCGCGGTTCATGCCGATTCTCGCCAAAGTCAACCGTATCCGCGCGCACGTTGACCGCGCTTTACGTGACGCAATATGGACCGCGATGCAGATCGAGAATTACGTTAACGCTGGCATCAGCGACTTCGAAAAGTATACGCCGGTATATCCGCGTATCAATTGGCGTGATGGCGTTCCGATCGACGAAAAAGAAGCCGCAGAAGTGGCGCAGATTCGTACGGGCGGTAAGGCGACGATATCCGTACACGACGCTGTTAAAACGCTCGACGGCGTAGATGATGCGACTGCCTCCGAAATGATCACGCGGATTGACGAGGACGAAGCGCGCACATTGGGAACGGTGGACGCTACGGTATTTAACGGGGCGTCTGCGTAATGGCTGCGCCTGTTATCCCGGACCCGACGTATGATTACGAAATTGCGCTGCTCGTCCGCGCATACAAGAACGCGCTGCTCTCGATTAGCGCGGAACTCTCACGTTTAGACTTAACCGCAATGTCACGCGCGAATGCGAAAGCTACGCTCGCCGAGGTTGCGGATATTTTGCGTGGACTCAATACGGAGTCGGCCGCGTGGGTCGAGCGCTACGTACCGAAGGCCGCCACGGACGGAATCGCGCGGTCCATCGTCAGCCTCGGCGCTGCGTCTACGCTTGAGGATGCGGAGAAGATCGTTAAGTTTAACCGGATTAACCGCGAGTTTGTAGCGTCGGCAGTCGCGGATACACAGGCGGACTTGCTCGCGGTTACGCAAAACGTTGACCGCCGCGTTAAATTGGCCGTCCGCCAGGCTACCGCCGATTCCATGCGCGCGAACCTTACGCGGGGGATTAACGGGAATCGAACGCTTAACGCCGACATCCTGCAGCGGATGAAAGGCACGTTAGGTAATGCGGTTAACACCGGTATCATTGACGCAGCGGGCCGCCGGTGGCAGCCGGAAGTGTACGTCAAGATGGTTACGCGCACTAAGATGGCGTCAACGCACCGTGAGGCGGCCGTAAATGAAGCGGTCGGTCGCGGAGCTTACTACGGAGTGATATCCCGGCATAACGCGATTGATAAGTGTCGCGGCTACGAAGGCATGATCGTTAAGCTGACGCCGGACGCTCTGGGGGATTACCGGTATTTCGGCGATCTTCCGCGTAACGAGATTTTTCATCCGAATTGTCGCCACGTAATAACACCGATACGCGATCCGAAGTTACTGGAGCAATAAGGCTCCGCGTCCCTCACGTATAAGACGCGATAAACTGGACGGTTTAACATCCAATGCGCTACGCGGCGCTTAAACGCGGGAGGATACGAATGAAACGATTATTCAACGGATTTATCCCTTTCTATAACGCCGATGACGGCGGAGGAGAAGGCGGAAGTGGTGGCGCAGGTGAGGGCGGCGAAAAACCGGCTAAGATCGAGTTTACGCCGGAGCAACAAGCGGAGCTAGACCGCATTGTGGCGGACCGACTCGCACGCGAACGTAAGAAGGCGGAGAAATTTGCGGACTACGATGATATCAAGACGAAGCTGACCGCGCTAGAACAGGCGGAGCTAGACCGCGAGAAAGCGAAACTGTCCGATACTGAACGTCTGGAAGCGGAGAAGGCCGAAGCGCTTAAGAAGGCGCAGGAAGCGGAAGAACGCAGCACGGCGCGAGAGACCGCCGCTAATCAACGCATTATTAACGCTGAATTCCGCACACTGGCGCGCGAGGCTAACGTGCCGGCTGACCGTTTGGCGGCTGCGGTGAAACTGGCGGATTTAAGCGTGGTAACGGTTGACGACGAAGGCAACGCGGTCGGCGTAAAGGATGCGGTCGAAGCGCTGGTCGCTGCGCACGCTTATCTCGTTGAAAAGACGCAGGCTAAACCGTTGGGGAGCGCAAGTGGTGGCGATAACGTTCCGGACAAGACGAAAGAACAAATGCTCAAGGAAGCTGCGGAGAAGGCGCGCAAGTCCGGCAAACCGGAAGACCGCGCGGCATACTCGGCGCTTAAGCTTCAACTCGAAAAATAATAGCGGCTTTACTGAGGCGGTCCAATATGGGCGGCCTTTTTACTTTATCCAAAAACTAGGGGGAACTATTAAATGTCTAAAATTTACACAGCCGATATGATCGGTAAAAAGTATTCCGTTGTCGACGAATTGCTGCTGCTGAACCCACACACTACGCCAATGTTGAGCCTGCTCGGTTTTAGCGATGCAGTAACGCAGACTACGCACCAATGGTTCGAGGATGAAATCTTTGGCGACGAATCTACGGTTAACGGCGCTAAGCTGGTCGGTGATACTTCGGTCGTTGTCGTTAACGTCGAGCCTTTCCGTGTAGGTCACGTTGTTAAGATCGCGGATGAGCTGCTGTACGTTTCCGCAATCAATACCGGTACCAAAACGCTGACTATTACGCGCGGATACGCTGGAACTACTGCAGCCGCGATTGCAGACGGCGCTAAGATCGAAGTTCAATTCGTAGAAGGAACAGAAGGCGCAGACGCACGGGCTGCACGTTACAAAGCGCGTACACCGCAGTCCAACTATACGCAAATCTTCGATGACTCTATCGAAGTAACCGGTACAGCGGAGGCGGTTACTCAGTACGGTATTGGCGATCTGTACGAGTACGAAAAGCAGAAGAAACAGCTTGAACTCGCGCTGCAATTGGAAAAGGCGATCATCGGCGGTATTGGCTATCAGAGCGGTAATGTACGTCAGATGAAGGGCTTGCGCAGCTTCGTACAGACCAACGTTACAAACGCTGCAGGCGCTGCACTGACTCCGGATATGATCAACAACGCAGCACAGTCCATCTACGAAAAAGGCGGATTCGCGGCCGGCGGTAACTACTGCCTGTGCGTAAGTGCTAAGCAGAAACGCGCCCTGTCCGCAGTCGATGCGAATAAAATCCTGCTGACTCGCGGTGAAAACATCCGTGGTCAAGTCGTAGAGAAATTCGTGACTGACTTCGGTCAGTTCGATATCACGCTGAACAACAATCTGGACGCTGGTGAAATGTTCATCTGCGATACTAACCGCATGGCAATCCGTCCGCTTCAAGGCCGCGAGTTCTTCCACAAGTACCTCGGCGAACAGGGCGACTACACTCGCGGTATCCTGGTCGGCGAATACACGTTCCAGCTTGAACAGGAAAAGGCGTTCGCTCGCATTAAGAACCTGGCGTAATTTAAGCCGCAAATACAACGGGGCCTGCTAGCGTGGGCTCCCGTTTGTAACGGAGGTTAACGATGACAAAATACACGTCAAGATACGCGGAACTCGCGTTTTACGTCGGCGGCCAAGAACGCAAGTTTAGCGGCGGCCAGTACGTAGCGACATCCGCAGACGAGATCGCGGTCCTCGAACGTATGGAGGACGCGATTAAAACGGAGGAACCGCGAGCAGTCGCGGAGCAAAAGCCGGAGGAACCCGTTAAGCCAACGCCTAAAACGCGCAAGGCTCCCGCGAAGACTTCCGAGTAAAACGGAGGTGTTTACGTGGCAATTACGGTAAATGACGCAACAACGTATATCAACGCGAACTGTATCAGTATTGACGATTGGACAGACGCTGACGACGCCAAAAAACTACGGATAGTTAACGTGGCAGGACGGACGCTGACGGACAAATACGCTCAATATACGATACCGGACGCGGCGGTTTACGAGTATGCGAATGCGCTCGCAATCGCGTTTAACGATACGAATGCGCTGCAGCAACAAGGCGTAGCGAGCTTCGGACTGACCGGCGTAGCTAATTTTACGTTTAAGGACGGATTGAAAACGGGGCTGGATGCGCTAATTCCTGACGTCGTTTACACGATAATCGGCGCGGCGAACGGCGTTAAGCTCAGTAAGCGCGCGGTTAAGTGGGTGACGATGTAATGACGCTGATACCGCTGAAACAAACGGTCACAATCACGCCGGCTGGCGGCTTCGATCCGGATTACAATACGCCGATACCTGGCGTCCCTTACGCGCTGAAATGCCGCTTTAGTGAGGGCGTTAAGCTCGTGCGCAATCAACACGGAGCCGAAGTCGTCAGCGTCGGCACGTTTTACTTCGATAAGCTGGCGGACATCTCGCTTAACGACGAATTTACGTACACCAACGAACTATTAGCGGAAACAACGTACACGCCACTCGCAATCAGCGTAAAACGGGCGCTCAACGGGAAGCCGCTGTTAACGGAGGTGGACGTATAATGGCGCTCACTCTAGCGGATATCAACGCAGCAGTCCGGCTCGCAATGCCGGGCATTACCGTAGTCGGGAACGACTTTATCGCGGCTAACCCGGATGATTGCGCATATGTACGGATAACCGGCGGACCTCCACCTCGCGAGTGGTCGTCCGTTGCGTATCCGGCGTTCCAGGTGATTATACGGTCGAAAGCGTCGGCAACGGCTGAAACGAAAGGTAACACGCTAATTGCGGCGCTACACCTCAAGACGGAATTTATAATCGGGAGTACACGCGTGGTTAAATGCCTAGCGGATCAATCAGCGCCGTGGTATCTCGGGACTGACGAGAGCGGTCGTGCACTTTACTCCGTCAATTTTACATTGACAACATCGCTATAAACGTAGGGCTGTCCGTAATCGGGCGGCTCTTTTTTGTTGTGCACAAATTAAAGGGGGAAATAACGAATGGCTCAAGACTTTAGCAAAATCGAGATCGGCCCGGCAATCGTTGAGTACGGTTCGGGCGGGACAATGGTTACGTTCGAGACTACGATCGGCGGCGTTGTACTCAATACGGAAACTACGTATCGCGAGCAAAAGACGGATCAGACCGGCGAAACCATCGTCGATAAGCGCATTACCGGCCGCAACGTCAGCGTCACCGTTCCGTTCGCGGAATATGAGATCGACGTCATTCCGAAGATCATGGCGGGTGCAGAGGTGGTTACCGGAACAGGCGGATCGAAAGTCCTGCTTAAGACCGGAGTAGGCGTGAGTCTGCTGGATACCGCTAAGATCGCCGTAATCAAGCCGATCGCGCATAAAACGGACCCGGACTTCTGGCTCACGTTGCCACTAGCGTATTCGGAAACGGACCTCTCGTATTCGTTCAACAACGAAAACGAACGCATCACCAACGTAACACTCCGTTCGACACCGGACGAAGACGGCGTCATCCTCATCCTCGGCGACGACACAATTACCGCAACTCCGTAAGTAACGCAGGACACGAAAGGGGCGCTTAACTGCGCCTCTATTTTATTTATAGGGAGCGAAAATGATGCAGCTATTTAAGCGTTCAGATAAAGCGGAAATCCCCGCAGTCGACCCGTCCGCAATCATCCTCGGCGGCCAGGCGGTTAAGGTGCGCAAAGTAACGATCGGCCAATGGCGCGAACTTTACAGCGTAGTCGGCAACTTACCGCAATTGTTAATCAGCGTTGTAACCGCGCCTGCAGACAGCCGGATACCGTATCTGCTTGCGGTCGTAGAGAGCGCAATCGACGACGTCGTTAACGTGGTCGCGGTGCTGACGGACCTGGAACCCGCGTGGATCAACGAGAACGTATCTCCGGATGAATTAATGGCGTACTTTGTCGCCGTTGCGCGCGTGAACGATTTCGGCGGACTCCTAAAAAACGTGCAAGGCGCTCTAAAACTGACGCAAACGCTGGACAAGGCAGCGGACGCAGTGATGAGCGCGGAATAACGCTAGATCAATTCTTTATTGACGCAGCGGTCCGTTTGGGCAAGACGCAGGTTGAGTTCGAGCGCGGCTATTACGTCATGGACCTACTCGACGTACTGGAGGCGGAGACGCGGCGTCGGGCTGGCGAAACACTGGACGCGCTCAACGTCAACGTCATGTCGCATTCAACCAGCGTAGAGGACTTCCGGAGTTATACGGATGGACTACGTAATGCGGCCGGATTTAAACAGAGCAGCGCGCCGAAATACGATGAGGCCGCGATTAAATTACTCCGCGATCAGATGCGGATAGGAGCGAGGTGACCGGATATGACGTTTAGCGCAGATACAGCGGGACTTTACCGTTTTCTATTGCAGCAAGAAGCGAAAGTAATCGCCGGAGCTATGTCCGGATTACACGACGCTACGGACCGTCTGCTCGCGGATTCACGCAACGAAGCGCCGTTAAAGACCGGAACGCTGCGGATGACGGCGGGAAAGCGCGTTAAGAACGAGAACGGTCATATTTACGGTGAGGTGTTCTATTCCGCAACGGAAGAAGCGGGCGGAGTTCGTTTTAACTACGCGTTGCGCGTTCACGAAATGGGCGAATACAAGAATCCGACTACGCCCGGCACGCGTCCGAAGTTCCTTTCGCGGCCGCTGCGTACGAATGAGCGGCTGTATCAACGTTTTGTAAATGACGCGATAAGGAGGGCGCTAAGATGACGGCAGGCGGCACGAACGTCGGCGAAATACAGGCGCGGATAACGCTTGAGATGGCGGAGTTCCGGCGTCAAATGGACGAAGCTCGGCGCAGAATACGCGAGCTTGAAGGCGACACGCGGCGCGGTGCTGACGGATTCCGCGATATGGGGAGCGCGATTGCAGGGCTCGCAGCTGGCGCGGGATTATCGAAGCTAGTTAACGAAATGATGCGCGCAGTCGAAGCGGCTACGAAGCTGCACTCGGCATTCGCGGGGCTCAACGCGGTCGCGAAGGGATTCGGCATCCAAACGAAGGATGCGCAGGCGGCCGTACAGGAGCTGTCTTCGCGCGGATTCTTATCGTTGACTGAATCGGCACAAGCGTTTAAGACGGCGCTATCGACCGGACTCAGTCTCGAAGAGGCGAAGAATCTGATTAACTCGCTCGCGGACTCGGCGGCATACGGGCGGCAGTCGTTCTATACGATGGGCGGCGCGATACAGGCGTCACTTGACGGTATCAAGAACGGTAACTCAGTACTCGCGGATGCGGTCGGCGTAACGAAGAATCTCAGCGTTATGCAGAAGGAATACGCAGCCACGATCGGAACAACGGCCGGAAAGCTTACGGATGCACAGAAGACACAAGCAGCACTGAACGGATTTATCCGTGAAGGTGCGTATTACGTGGGCAACGCGGACCAGGCGATGCAAGGAATCATCGGTAGTCAGGCGCGTTTTACGCAGGCCACTAACGAAGCAACCGTCGCAATGGGCGAAGCGTTTACGCCAGTCGTACAGAAGGCGCTAGATACGCTGACTCCGCTGATTATTGAACTCGCGGACTTTACGTCGGCTAACGCGGAACTCGTATCCGGACTCGCAACGGCCGCTGGCGGAATACTTGGGTTTGTCGTTATTCTCACGACGCTCTCAACAGCGCTAAAGGTGATTCCAGCTCTGTTAACCGCGATCAAATCCGCAGCCGCTCTTCTCGGACTGTCTACAGGTCCGCTAGGTGTTGCCCTATTAGCAGTAGGAGCGCTGGCCGGTGCGTTCGGTGCGCTTACCGCTGCTAAAGCGAAGGATAAAGCGGCGACAGAAGCGCTGCTCAGCGCGCAGAAAGACCTCAACGAGCTGCTTAACAAGGCACCAATTGACCGGACAGCAGCGGATATCGAAACGTTGAAATCCAAGACCGAGGACCTTGTACCTGTTCTCGAAAAGCGCGCGCACCTGCAGGAACGTCTTAATGAAATTGAAGCCGCGCAGGAAAACGGAACTTGGATGCCGGAAATGTTCGCGGAAGCAATGGACGTTAACGATGCGCTCGGCGAACTCGACGAAAAGCTCGAAGGACTCGGATACTCCAGCGTTGAGCAAGCGACCGCTAAGCTGGCCGAAATGAACGCGGTTGTTAAACGCGGAACGATTGCGCTGACCGAGCAGGATAAATCGGAGGCGGCAGCGTTAGCCACGAAGAAACAGACACTCGTACAAATGAGCGCGCTGGCTAACGAGTTTAAAGTGCTTAACTCCGCTCAAACGCTGGACGCTGCGCAGAAAAACCGCCTCGTTGACATCACGGAGAAACTAATCGATCAGTATCCGGAGTTGAACGCGCGCCAAGGCGAAGACGGCCGTATCCGCGCGGATAACATTGACGTAATCATATCGCAGATCAGCACGGATAAGCGGTTTACGGACGCAGCAGCGGCGAACGTGACTACGCGTATCCGCAATTTTGGCAAGGAAGCTGCGGCGCAGGCGCAGTCGGTACAGACGCAGATAGACAACTTGACGCGGCTTAGCGATGCCTTAGCGGTTGCGTCCGGTGCTAAAGCGAGCTCATTCGCTGGCGACATGGCCGCACGCGAGGAGCAGAATACGCGCAGAACTAGCGGTCTCGTCGGCGACATCGTTACGAACGGGATCATCACGCAGGCAGTGACGTCCGGTGCGAAAGCGGAAATCGACGCTCAACGTGAAGAAGCGCTCAAGCAGCAGCAGAAGTACGCGGATTCGGCGCGGGAAATGGAGAAGCTGGCGTCGCAAGTCGAAACCGGCGTGCAGGACTTTACGAAGGATATAATCGCGCCCGATCCGGATAAGCCAGCGAAGGGTAGGACCGGAAAGACTGCGGCGGAACTGGCGGCCGAAGCGCGTAAGGCTGCGTATGACGCCGATCTCAAGACCGTCCAGTTTCAGGCGGACTTTTACGAGTTGACTGCGGATAAACAGATCGCTAAATACGAAGAGTTGCGCAAGAAGCACGCGGCCTTTTTGAAGGAGTCCGTAGATGATGCGCGTACCCTCACGCTGCAGCTTAAGCAGCTATCGGAGGACAGTGTACAATCACGCTATGACTTCTCAGCTACGTGGATTGACGCGGAAGAGAAGCGCATGGAAGACAGCGGTAAAACGGAGCTCTCCATCGCGGAGATGAAGCTTTCGAGCTGGACGCGGTTACGCGATCGATACGCGAAGGACAGCGAACAGTATAAGGCCGCAGACGCGCAGGTCCGCCAGTCACGCAAGGACGTCGCAACCGAAACGGAACAAGCAGCGCGTGACCAATACGAAGCGTCTGCGAAATGGATTGACGCGGAAGAACGCCGTATGTATGACGCTGGAAAGTCGGAGTTTGAAATCACGCAGATGAAGCTTGACGCGTGGAATCGTGTACGCGCGCGATATACCAAAGATAGCGAGTATTACGCTAAAGCGGAGGAGCAGGCGTATCAGCTCGCGAAGGACCTAACGAAGCAGCGCGTAGAACTTGCGGACGATCTCGTTAAGGCGGAGAAGGCCGCAATTAAAGACGCGAAGGACGCGGACCTCGACGCAATCGATGCGCGTAAGAAGGCCGCTATGGACGATTATGACGCGCGGATTGACGCGATCCAGAAGCTACGCGACGCTAATAAAACACTGAACACGGACGCGGATTACGAAACGCAGCTACGTGAGAAACGCGCACGGTTAGCGGAGTTGCAGAGCGCGGTCGGTCCGGCCGGCATCGAGGAACGTGACGCGCTGCTCAAGGAAATCGAGCGGATGCAACTCGAACACGACCGCGAACTCACGGACCGTACGCTCGAAGCGCAGCAGGACGCGCTATCTGGCGAGAAGGCCGCGAAGTCAGCCGCGTATGACGCCGAGAAGACAGCAGCCGAAGCACAGTATGACGCGTTGTTGAAATCGTTCGAAGCGTACAGTGGCGATATCAAAACGGTCGAGGACGGAATTGCAGCGTATCGCATAAGTTCCAGCGCTACCGCAAACAGCGCGATCCTTACGGAGCTTGATACGTTCATTGCGCAATATAACGCGAAGATGGCGGCAATATCGTCAACTAGCGTAACGGCTGCGTCGAAAGCGGGTGGGATTACGTTAAGCTCAGCGCAGCAATCCGCGCTAAGAGGCGTGCTCACCGTGCCGAGCTCGGTCGTTAAATCCCCGGCGACCGTTACGCAGACTACGAATTATATCGATATGGGCGCGAAGGAAGTCGTGCTGACGGATAAAGCGGATATCGTTAGTTACTACGATGAGAAGACGCGAGCAGCAGCGCGGTTACAGGCGATGGGGGTGAAGACGCTATGAGTACGTATAACGTTGCGGTAAATGGCGTATGGCTGTCGGAACATGGAGCCGCGCTACACGATCGCAGAATACCGGTCCTTCCGGAGACGGACGACAACACCGTTAAGCTCGCGAACACGGACGGCGTCGTTGATTTCGGCGCATCTTACGGAGCGCGCCCGATTGGCCTCACGTTCGAGATTACGTCGAGCGCTGCGGAGTATCACCGGACGTTGGCGTACTTAGCGCGGACATTCAACGCTAAACGCGGTGAGATTACGCTAGAGTTCGCGGATATGCCCGGCAAGTACTACGTTGCGATATACGCCGGAACGCTCGAACTCGGCGCGACAGGCAGCCGCTTAATCGACGTTAACCTGCGTATGAATGACCCGTGGCCGGTCGGTCCGGAAGTCATAACGGAGTTTACGATAACCGCGAGTCCGACGGCGGTCGAGATCGAATCGGAAGCGGATGTACGGGCGCGGCCGGTGATTACGATGTCCAACAACGGAGTAACGACCGTTCACGGATTTACGATTACGAACGAATACGAATACCAATAAACGAAGACAGCGCGAAGGTTTCGGTCAATATGGCCGGAGCCTTTTTGCGTTGATCTAACGGAGGAGAACAAATAAATGGCGATGCAAATTTCGAATTATCTCAGCGCTATCCTACTTAACGCGGCTCTGCGCAATACGGCGTACACTGGCCCGGCTACGGTTTATATCGCGCTATACACGTCCGATCCTACAGCGGCGGATACTGGCACGGAAGTCAGCGGAGGCTCGTACGCGCGTCAGGCGGTAGCATTCGGAGCGCCTACGCTCGTAAGCGGCCAGCAAACGGTAAGTAATACCGCTGAGGTCGTATTCCCCGTTGCTACTGCGGATTGGGGCCTCGTAACGCATATCGGATTAAAAAGCGCAGCAACCGGCGGCAATCTCTTGTGGACGAAGGCGCTCGATAATCCGCGCACACTCCTCGTTGGCGACCGTCCGAGATTCGCGGTATCGAGTACGTCCGTTAAATTTACGCAGTAATTACGAGAGAGGGGTCTTATAGATGGCGCAGGTAGAAATGTTTCCGGCGGTTGCGAATTCGCCAGCAACGGAATTAACCGCAGCACTAACGGACATAGCAACGACCGTCTCCGTATTGGATGCGTCGAAATTGCCGGACGCTCCGAATATTGCGACGATTGGCGTAGATGAGAGCGCGGAGACGATAAAATATACGGGAAAGATCGGCAATGACTTAACGGGAGTTACACGCGGATTCAGCGGGACTACGGCGAAGGCGTGGGGCGTTGGCGTAGGAGTGGCGCGGTATTTTACGGCATACGATGCAGATGCGTTGCGCGAGAATGTAGCGGATCATAGTGCGGAATTAGTGAGCGTTAGTGAACAGATGGCGGATATAGCGATTAACGTGGAGTCGTTTCCGGCCATAGTCCCCGAGTCTAGTGATGCGCCACGTATCAATAGAGCTATCAACTACGCAAATAGCATCGGGGGCGGTATTGTACTGTTTCCGAAATTGGATGCTGACTATACTGCGTTGTCCACAATTTCACTCAAAAGCAACGTTACCCTGTTCGCTAACGGTAAAGTGACAATCAAAGGATCAGGCTTAACTGAAATGGTAAAAGCTGATGGCGCTGGAACCTATAAAAATATTGGTATATATGGTTTAGAATTTGATGCTGGCAAGGTCCCCGGTGATGATCATGTGAGAGTATGCCTGCAGTTATATAACGTCACCAATCTCACTATCTCAAGATGTACATTTCGACATGCTTCCGCTGCGGTTGGGCTAGATACCTGTGAAGATGTGTGGGTTGATCATAATCTCGTGGAAGGTATGTACCAGCAGATGGCTGCTGCCGCACAAAGCGCTGGTGTTTACGGGTATGGCTTTGTTATTAATGAATCGAATAACGTGTTTGTGGAAAGCAACATCATCGGATCAGAGAAGCCCTCTGAAGAGCAAGCTTGGATTGATCGTCATGCCATTTATATATCAAACCATAATGTTAATGGTGCAGTTATAAATAGTGCACGCGTATTTGTTCGAAGCAATTCAATAGTTATGAAAACATATGCTACTGACGCTGAAATGGTCAGTGGATTTGAGTATGCCCTCAAGTCTATTGGCGGATCATTCATAGAATTCTCTGACAATACGGTAATTGGCGGGGCAGGAGGTATGCTGCTCACAGTTAATTACATCAATGGTGGGGTTGTTGAGGCTTATCGTAATACGTTCATAGACTGCCTGAAGGTTGGAGTCAGAATTGATCCAGACCCAGCGCCGTCAGCGTATTTCTTTGAAAAAATAATTTTGAAGGACAATTACTTCAAGATTAAAGGTGAATTTGCGATAGGTATCCGAGGTCGGAATTATAAAGAATTAGTTTCGGAAGGCAATACATTTATTTCAAGTGTAGTAGGCGATTCGCTTAAAAATCCATGTTACTACATGCTTCGCGGAGATGAAGATAACGGCGTTCAGGCAACATCCTTTATATCCAGAAACAACACCATCCAGGGGTTCAAATCTGTTGGCCGGATAAATAAAGTAGATGCTTTTGTGCAGGATGATATTATTGTTGATTTTGTACTTACTAGCGGGGTATGGAGTCCGTTCCTCTATGCAGATTCAGTGCTGTATAAGCGAACGAAAATACGTTTTCTGACAAATACCTATAAATTCAAAAAGGATTCAGGAGATACAGGCCTAATTGATCTTACGTATTACGATTCAGACTTTGGCTACGAAATTACCTGTACGGCATCTTCACCAGTGTGGATTAATCCGAAGAATGAACAGGTTGTTGGACTATCCTCAAATCGGATTGCGGACACACGAATAAATGACGGTTTCCGTTTCTGGGAGCAAGACAACGTGAGGTTTGTCTACTGGACTGGGTTTACATGGTGGACAGCGAACACGGTAGTGGCCCGGTCAGGGACCACAACACAAATTCTAGCCGTCAGCACAAACTTGCTGGCCCAATCTGATAGGTGCATGTTTAATACTACAACCAAAAAACCGTATTGGTGGGACGGCGCTGGGGCTTGGAGAGACGCCGCTGGAACGGTGCTTACTTAAGGAGGAGGTTCTGCTATGGCTTTGGTACTAAGTAAAACAGAGGACTCAGGAATTGTTGTTGAGTCGGCATATGCTAAGATTGAGCAGGTATCCGGCAACGAATCGCAGTTACAGTTGACGGTATACTTCTATTTTAATGAAGAAGCTAGATTTAGCGGAAAGCCTCCATTTTCACAAAGTCAATACAGTTTTAAACCTGAAGAGTCGGAGGGTTCCTTAAGGTGGGATAGGCAAGGGTACGAATATTTGAAGTTTCTGCCCGAATTTTCAGAGGCAATCGATAACTAAAATTAAACCAATCAGTAATATACTTCACATCACTAATCTATGGAGAGTTATATAATTACATAATTCTACATAAATTGAAGGGTGAAGAAGCATATGGTACTCAAGAAAGATCATATTATAAGTTTTTTGTTGGCTTCCGCAGTGATTGGATGCGCAGTAAGCTACTCAAAACTCTATCTATTCCACATTGCAGTAGCAATACTTTTCGGGTTTGATTTTCTACTCGTCTTAAAGAATAATTTCAAGATCAAAATTAATCAGCATCCGACAAGACTTCACTTATTCTTGTATTGGATGATTTTTTGGTATGCGTTGAGCATTGTATGGTCCAAGAATCCCGAAAGCTCAGCTGTGTATGTGTTTTACATCTTTTTAGGTTTAGTAATCACAACTACAATGGCAAGATTCGGAGATGGAATTGATAGTCTACGAAAAGCATTTAAGATTCTAGGAGTATTCTTTGTGATTGAGATATGCTTAAGTTTGCTTGAAGTATTCACACCATTCAGGCTTCCGGTGTCTCCCTATTCAAACTATTTGAGCATGTTTGGCCGAAGTTTAGCAGACGTAGACTTTGCGATAAACCGCAATTCTACTTCGATGCCTACAGGATTCCAGTGGAACCCGAACAACCTGGCGACCACAATGACAATGATCCTTCCGTTCTTCTTACTGCATAAGAGGAAAATAGTAAATTATGCAGGGGCAATTTCTGTTATCGTGCTTGTATTAGCTGCTGGATCAAGGGGGAACATACTTGCGATTTGTTTTTTAATGTTCGTGTACCTGTATTTATTGAACGGAAAGCGCGCAGCCATTTGGGGAACAATTATACCAGCGATTGGAATCCTACTTGTGGCGCTTCTTTGGCCCAGTATCTCAAACACGAACAATGAAAATGTAAAGAATATAGTTGATAGCTTCCAAGCATTGAAAACGTACCTTACTTCCAACGAAATAACACTAGACTCAATCGGAACAAGACAAACGCTTATTAAGCGTGGAATGTCTGAGTTGAAAGAAAGCCACGGCTTAGGTATTGGTGGCGGAGCATCGAAGGCTTTGGGGGGAGTAGATGTTAGAGGATATGTCGGCGCTGTGCCGATGCATAATTTTTGGATAGAGGTCTTAGTAGAAGCCGGTGCAGTATTCTTTATTACATTCGTATTATGGTACTTAAGAATACTGTTTAATTTGTTGAAAATTGCACGAAATTCTAAAGACTCTACCTTAAAGTATTTTGCCTCAGCTACGTGCCTATCAATGTGCGGATTCTTAATTGGAGCCATAAGCACGAGTTCTACTGTTTATTTCCTTCCGATGTGGATTATGTTTGGATTTGCGATAATGACCATCAACAATTACAAACGAGCGAATTTAGTAGTACAGACGTAATAATAAGTTGGACCAAACTGCGCACTAACACGCAGCCTCAACGTACGCGCCTCCGCAGTCACACGCGGGGGCTATTCTACGTTAGAAAGGAGACGCACGCCTATGTCGTTTCACAGCGCATTCAACCGCGCGCCCTTCAATCGCCCCTACGTTATCCAGACGTTCTTTAACGTTACGATTGCCTCAACGACGGACGTATCCGCGCGCCTAAACGCTGACTTCGCGGTCGGCCTCGCTTACGAATCCGCCACGGAATTTAACGGAGCGCCCACGCGCGACATCCCGGCGGCAGCTACATTCGCGAGCGCTACGGAATTACTCACGCAGATGCTTCGCGAACGCCTTCACGCGGCGGGCTTCGCTTCGTCAACGCAGCTAACCGCACACGTCCGCTATATGCACGTCGATGCGCTTACGTTTACCGGCGATTTCGATCCGGGCGATAAACTCGTTATTGACGTTAAGCGCCAGACGATCAAGCTAAACGGAGTCAACGCGATCCACTTGCTTGACGGAGACTTCTTCGAATTGGGCCTCGGACTCAATACGGTAACATACGCGGATAACGAAGCTGCCCGCGAAATCCTGACGCGCATTACGCATCGTGACCGCTATCTATATTAACGAAAGGAGGCGCGGCCTTGATAGACGCATTACAATCGTACGACCGTTTCCGCAAGCGCATCGGCATCCTACGTGACGCTTACGATATTACGCGAGTCCGCCGAATCAACGCGGACCATACGCTGACATTTAACGTCCCGATGTCTAGCGCTGACTTTACGGATAAGTTACCGCTGAAAGGTCACGTAATGGATGAGCGCGGCCAGTACTACGTTATAAACAGCCGCCAGCGCAACCGCGACGACCGCAAGCTAACCGCGCAGATATCGTGCTCACACGTTATGTTCAAACTCGCGGACTATAAGTTCCCGTACGCCTCATATATCGCGGAGGGCTACGGCAAGCACATCACGGAGTTAACGGCGCTAATCGCTGCGGCTACCGGCGGCGTCTTCTCTATCTCCGTAGACGACACGTTTGATCTCGCGGATGTAAAAGGGTTCGGCGGCGGCAATTGCCTCGAAGCGCTGAACGCGGTAATCGACACGTACGGCGCGGAGGTTGAGCCGGATAATTTCGTCATCCATCTGCGCAAGAAAATCGGTAACGCCGCGTCAGATTACCGCATCCAGATTACGCGCAACTTGCTTACGGCGTCATTTTCGGACAGCGCGACATCATTGTGTACGCGCCTCTATGCGGAGATGAAGGACTCGCGCACATGGATCGGTCAGCCTGCGTCGATACTTACGGCGGAGGAACAGACGCGGCTACTCGCGGCTAACCCCGGCGCTATCTCCGGCGGACTGCTGACCGTCAATTACCTCGTATCACCGTTCGCCGCCGCCTGGGCCTCCGATACCGTTCCGTTTTACGACGATTTACTTACGGAGCAGGACGTAACCGATCCGGTAAAGCTCGTAGCAGCCGCGAGAACCCGTTTAGCCGAACGTGAGGTACCGGCGCTTGAAGTTAGCGTATCGGCGGTGGACTTATTCAAGATCGACACGCAGGAAGCGCGCCCCGGCCTCGGCGATACCGTTACGCTCGTTGACCCAGCGCTCGGCCTCACGAATATCACCGCCCGGATTACGGAAATGACGGAGTATCCGTATGCGCCCGATAAGCACACGTCACTCACGGTCGCTAACGTTATGCGGCGCGATTATACGCAGATCATAGCGGACCTGGAGGCGGGACGGCGCGCGATCGAGAACGTGTTTAGTGGCGGGAGAATCCGAGCGGAAGTATTCGAAGAGTTCGCGCGGCTGGCGGTTATTGAGATCAACGAGAGTAAAACGGAGGTTAAATACGATACGCGCGGAATCGTATTGCAGTCAACGGCGGACGCGAACGATCAAGTTATACTAACGTCAAACGGTATCATCATTACGACGGACGGCGGAGCAACCGCACGGACAGCGATTACAGCGGGTAAGATCGCGGCGGAAGTTATCGCGGGTGAACTCGGAAGCTTCGTGTCTATGCTAATTGGCAGCGGAAACAACGTCACGCAGATAAATCCGAACGGTATCGCGGCGGGCCATGCGGACTTTAGCTCTGCGCCTTTCCGCGTATATATGAACGGCGACGTCGTAGCGCGTTCGATTACGTTAACCGGCGCAATCGAAAACTCTACGATGGTCTATTCGGATATTACCGCCGGAACGATTACGGGGACGGAGATTATCGGATCGACTATACGGACGGCTACGTCAACCCGGCGCATTATACTCGATCCGGACGGCCTACGCTCGTTTGACAGCACGGGAACGCGGCGGATATCGATCGAGACGGACGATGACTTCGGCATCCAGGAGATGCGCTATTACGGCCCGGACGGCTCATTCGGCGGCGGTATATCCGGACAGAACGGCGGAGGTTTCAGCATCGCGGCGGATAGCGTACTTTCTATTGGAGGCTCAACGGTCGTACTCGGTGGGGACATCGACCATCCTACGTCGCTAATCGCGGTCCGGGACGGCGTGAGTACATTCGATTTCAACTACGTCAACGTAGTTAACTTACCCGCGCTGGACTCGCTGGCTACCGATGTTGCGTCGTTATCGTCCGCGCTAAGTGCGAAGGCCGATCGGTCAGGCGCAGCTACGAACATGACGTTCGATCCGACTACGCGTAATCTCAAGCTATTCAGTATGACTGGCGCGCAACTCGCTATCGTAAACATACCGGCGTAACAAACGAATGAGTCTCGCATACATAGCGGGGCTCTTTTTACGTAAAGGAGACGTTATAAATGAAAGCACGCGCATTACTCGAACTAACGGTCGACCTCGCGAATCCAGCCGCTGAACTCGCCGCAGCAATCAGCGCAGTCCTCGGATCAATCGCGCCCGGCCAACGAGAAGCTGTATTACGCAGCCTTGACGAAGAGATCGGCGTAGCACTCGCGGGCCTCACGCCAGCGACCGAATAAACAAGCGCACGTACAACGCAAAAAAGGAACGGCGATGCCTTCGCACGTTCCCCGGCCGCGAGCGCAAGGTTGCGCGGCTTAGCGTTAGTATAGCGTAAATATAAGCGCAAGGGAAGTGAGCTTTTGCACAAGGCGCAGCTCTACCGCATCTTAATCGTAGTAGCAATCGTAGTCACGTTCGGGCTCAGCGTATTCGCCGCAATATCAGCGTTAACAGCGCCGTCCCCTACGAATACCAATACGAATACAATCAACGTTAATAGCCCGCCGATACAAGCGGTTAAGGCGGTTGCGTATACGTCGGGACTGCCGAACATTAACCGCTGCAGCCGTGAGGCTCTCGTAGCGCTACCGGACATTGGCGAAGTACTGGCGGATCGAATAATCGCGGGGCGGCCGTACGCTGACGTATACGAGCTCGGGCGCGTCGACGGGATAGGGCCGGGAATCATCGCAAGTATTAGCGGAAAGGTGGTAGCGGAATAGTGGAAGCAACCGGAATATTTACGACGGCTATCGAGCTTATGCGCGAGGGGTTATGGATGCCGCTGGCCGTCCTCGTAATCGGCGTGCTCATATGGCTGATGTTACGCGCACAGCAGGCGCAGATTAGCGCGAGTAGGGACGACGCGGTTAAGCGCGAACAGAAGCTCATGGACTTCGTTGACGCGAATAAAGCGGAAGCCCAGGCGCGAGAAGAACGCTTGATGGAACATCTTACGAAGACGGACGAGGCTAACGGTAAGATCGCGTCAACGCTTGAGCGGATTGAACTCCGTATGCAATACATCGAGCAAGCGGTTAACATCAAGTAATATAAAATAACGGAGGTTTTACGTAATATGACGTTAACAATCGAACAGGTACGTGCGAAGTCCGCAGCTAGATTGAGCGGGCTTATTCCGTGTGTAAAGGCGGCAGCCGAAGCGCTCATCGACCGTTCATACGCGGGCGGCATCCCGATCGTAATCACGCAAGGACTGCGGACGATTGCGGAGCAGAACGCATTATATGCGCAGGGTCGGACAGCGCCCGGCAGCATCGTCACGAACGCAAAGGGCGGCTATTCGAATCACAACTTCGGCGTGGCGATTGACTTCGCGCTATTGACGAACGATGGTAAGTCCGTTTCATGGGACGCAAAGCTCGACGCTAACCGTAACGGTAAAGCGGATTGGAACGAAGTCGTTACGCTGGCAAAGGCGCTCGGCTTTACGTGGGGCGGCGATTGGAAAACGTTCCTGGACCTTCCGCATTTTGAGATGACGTTCGGACTGAGTACCGCGCAGTATCGCGCCGGCAAGTGTCCGACACAGGCGCAGACAGACGCTATTATGGCGAACCTAAAGGCTCGCGTAAGTGAGCCGTTGATTAATCCGAAGAAAGAGGCGGTAGACGTGATCGTAAATAAAGCGAACGTAATTATCGACGGAGTGAAGGCGAAGGACGGCGTACTCATCGACGGAGCGGTATACGTTCCCTTACGTGAGGTATCCGATAAGCTTGGCGCGGCCATCGCGTGGGACAACGTAAGCAAGACCGCCGCAGTCACTACGAAGGAGGCGAAATAATACGATGAAAAAGCGCTTATTGAATCCGTATTTCTTAACGGCCGTTGCGTCACTCGCGTATCAGCTACTCGTTAAATACGGAGTGGCCCCGGAAGCGGGCGTATGGCAGGCGGGCGTTGATATCGTAACGTACGCAATTATTGGCGTCGGTATTTACAAAACGTTTCCGGCGGACGATAATAAAGGTAAATAACGGAAACGTACGGAAGGCGGAACGCTCATGTTCTTACTGATAATAATTGTAGGCGTTATCATCGGTTTAGTGATCGGGGTACCCCTCGCAGTAATAAAGTACGCTCGGTCGGAGAGCGTTGCGTGTCCTATCTGCGGATTTGAATCGAAGCTAATCGACGAATCGTCTAAGTGCCCTAAGTGTAAGACGCGAATTGTTCGGACAGCAACGGGCGAATTAATTACGAAGTAGACAGGCGCAGTCTTTGCGGAGTAGTATCCGTAGGGACTGCGCCTTTTTTTGCGTTTGAATAGCGGCAGCAGCGCGTTGCAGGGATACGGCGCTAGCGTTATAATTGACGTATAGAACGAGGACGAACGGATGACTGTACGTTGACTAAACGTAGACAGGACGCGGATTTTTAGGGATAGCGCATGGCCTTCGTGCGTCTCTATCAAGGAACTATCCGCAACCGGGACGTTAGGCCATGCGTAGTATATTCGCAGCTAAAACGCGTAGCTACGCGTAAACTGTACGGTGACTGTCCGCTGACTACGCGTTAGGGATACGGTGCTGTGTCCGCCTCGTTCACGAAAATTAACGGAGGTACAACGTGAGCATAACGAAGGGTAAGCCGAAGAAACTGGCGCGAAGACTGGCGGAGGCATCGGAGTCACTTGACGATTTATTTAGCGCGTACTACCAGGCGGGCGTAGCTGTCGGGAGGGCTCCGGCAACATTAGCGTCGTACGTACATAACTACGCGGCATTCTGCGAGTACTTAGATGTACACAACATTCCGCGCGAGGTAGCATACATGACTACGGAGCTCGGCCGCGATTACGTCATATGGTTGCGGGACAAGAAACAACAATTCAACGAAAAGAGCAGAATGCCGAGTCATAAGAAGGTGATCGGACTACTGCCGAAATCCGTTAACACGCGGCTTAAACTATTAAAGGCGATGTTCAAATTCCTCGTAGAAGACGGACTCGTCGAGCATGATCCGTTCCATCGCGTAAAGCCGTTACCCGACGTGGGCCGCGATATCAACGTATTAACGGTGGACGAGCTCGCGCGACTACTAAAAGCGCCAGACCAGCGCCGTTACCGTGGGTTTCGTGACTTCGTAGTCCTTAACGTATTGATCGACGGGATGCTTCGTATAAATGAGGCGATGACTCTGCGCAAGGAGGACGTAGACCCGCAGGCGTGCTCGGTGTTCCTCCGGAGAGAAAACGTTAAGACACGTAAAGGGCGCACCGTACCGCTTACTAAGCGTACAATTAAGCTAATCTGCGAGTTAATCAGAGAGACGGAGGAGTTCGGTAGCGAGTTTATTTTCCTTACGACGCAGGGGAATCCGCTGACTCCGGGACGTTTCGGACGAAGTCTCAAGGATTACGCGGAAATAGCCGGGCTTGATAAGCGGACGTATCCGCATTTAATGCGACATTCCGGAGCTACGTTGTTCCTTGAGTCCGGAGGTTCCGCGCGGCACCTGCAGATGATACTCGGACACGCTAGCGAGAGGATGACGAATCACTATACGCACCTCTCGGACGCAGCCGTCAAGGATAATCACCGCGCGTACTCTCCGCTGAACGCGGTTATAGGAAACAGCGGTAAGTCACGCAAAATACTACGTTAACCATACGCCAGTCACTACGGATTAATTTCCGCAGGGCTGGCGTATTTGTGTGGGTATGCATAGGTTTGAGTGCCCCTTGTTTAAAGTCATTGAAAGCACTTGCCGGAATTGTCTGGTGAGTGCTTATTTGCGTTTTACTAAAAAGCGTGCGAAACATGCGGGGAGTGCGTTGTAGCTACAGTAAGACAAAATAAAGTAGGGGGGGGGGCGCCTTTCTGTCTAAGTTATCAAATGAAATTCAAGAGCTACTGGATAGCGGTTTGTCAAGACATGCCGTAGGTGCCAAATTGGGCATACATCATAATCAAGTAAATAGAGTGGTGCGGAAACACAATCTGGAGAGCTACGCCGCCTTCGATGAAGTGGGAGAAGTTACGGAACCAGTTGATGAGTCAGGGAACTATCTCCTTCATGAGGACCGAATTGACGCACTTATCAGCTTAGCGTTTAATAGCGGTTATGTGAGCTTGGATAAACTGTCCGAGGTATGGGAGGCAGACACGGCCGTTCCTGCACAATACACCATCATGTACTTAAGACGGGAGTACGGTGGTATATCCGGGTACTTAAGCAAGAAAAACTTAGTGCCATTGGCTACTTGCATATACAAGTTATGCCCGTGCTGCTCACGTGACCTTCCTCTTGCTGAGTACACGCGAGATACTAGGGCAAGACACGGTTATATGCGTTATTGCAAGAGTTGCGGTCTTAGAAATAATCCGCCAGATAAGTTGGCGATAGTCGCAGGAGGGGAGAAGCGTAGGTCACGGATCGTAGGACTTCCCTCCAACTGGAACAAGAAACTGGCAAGTGAGTTATTGAGGGGAGGAAATAGCGTGATGGATCATTTTATACCGCTATCTACAGGGCATTGTGGTACGTATGTTGGAAATATGGTGGCCCTCAGTTGGCAAGCCAATAATTCTAAGAGAGCAAAGAACCCCTTTGAGTGGTTCCCCACGAAAGGGATGCACTTTGGGATAACGCGCCTGACTTTCGAATCGCTCGTCGGTAAGTTGGCTCATCAAAACGGGCTTACTCCGGATGAATTTAAAAAGTTCACCTATTGGTGCTTCGAAAACAAGCGGGCTGTGGATGAGATTAAGTCGGATAACATACGGTACGGGTACAAGAAGCCCTCACTCGAAATATGGCGGGAATCTGTAGGGTTACACTTTCCTATGCGCGCTAACTTCGGTGCACTAGCGCTGGATCATATTGCTTCGTAACTATCAAGAATAATTTATTTTAAGAGCAAGTGTGCGGGTGTAGGGGTTCATGCGTTGAAGCGTATGAAAGGAGTTGACGCAACCGTGGCGAAGGGGAAGCGCGTTGAAACCGTAAAAGTGCCGATAACAGGTCCGGATGGGACTACGATAGAGGTCGATGGAAAGGCGTGTACAAAGTGTGGTAAGGAGAAGGCGCTGAGGGATTTCGGGGTCGACAAGAAATTAATAAGTGGGACGACCGCAAGCTGCAATAAATGTAGGAGTGAGTATGCCGCAGAAAGACGTAAACGGGCAAACCCGACTGGAACACGTCGTAAACGTACGTACTGGACGTCGGAGACGTTTAAGGCACACTTGTTTGACATCACTGACGGGGAGTACTTGCTCGTAGGCGCGTATGCGGGAACAGATAATCATACAGACGTGCTACATCAACGCTGTGGAAAGGTTTGGCCTGTGAGGCCGAATAGCCTCCTACAAGGGTCGCGCTGTCCCACCTGTTCCGTAGGTGAGGTTTCCAAGAGTTCTGCAGAAACTCGAAAAAGGACAGATGAGGATTTCGTAAAAGAAGTTAACGAGATAGTAGGGGACGAGTACAGCGTAGTCGGAAAGTACGTGGGGTACCATCTGCAAGTAAATATGCGCCACAACTTATGCGGGCACGTGTGGGCAGCGCTGCCTAGCAATTTTCTATCAGCGGGAAATAGGTGTCCGATATGTGCGGCGGTATCAAAGCGCAAGACGCATGCGGAGTTTGTTGAGGAAGTACACGCGCTTGCGGGTGCTGAATACACAGTGTTAAGTGCCTACTCACGCGGAAAGGACAAAATAAGGATGCGTCACAATGATTGCGGACGTGAGTGGAACTTAAGGGCTGGTACATTCCTTTCTGGTGGACGGCGCTGCCCTTACTGTAAATCTAGCCGAGGAGAACTGAGGGTACTAGCATACTTAGAATCTCACGGATATGTATTCTCAAGAGAGTACAAAATTGACGATTGCCGTGACAAAGAGCGCTTACCATTTGATTTCGCAGTAATAGGCGCTACTAAAATGGTACTTATCGAATATGACGGTGAGCAGCATTTTCAGCCGGTAGCTTACTCAGGAAACACAGCGAGAGCGGAACGCCAATTCCACGACCGCCAGCGTAAAGATGATATTAAAACGGATTACTGCCGCGCCAACGGCATCGATCTAATACGCATCCGCTACGATCAATTCGACGAGATAGAGGAGATACTCAACCGAAGATTAACCGCGTTGGACATAACGGGCAAATGCCTAACGCAAAATGCAAGTAATACTAACACTACAGAGGAGGTAGCGTAATGCGCAAAGTATCGACATGGGGAGAGCTTCTCGCTGCAACGACTTATGAACTGCCGTATGAAGATTTAGCCGGAATATTTCTTGCGGAATTAGAAAACGCAGTACCGGAGGGAGCGACCGGTGCGGAGATATGGTCGCGCGCCTACACTACGATTTCCCCTATCGCACATGCGGTTGTACAGGAAATTTCGCAGCGAGATGTTGAGATGTACGCGGAAATCGTCGGTTCCATTCGGAACGTACTTATTAAGTGCATCGCGCATGATGCCGAGGAAATGGCGCGCTGGAAATTGGAAGATGAATTAGAGGCGCAGGGAAACGTAATCTCGTTCCCTATCGGAGGTCGCTACGGGCACACTCCGGACGATTGCGCATAAAAATTCGGAGGATGGGTGCACGTTTCGTTCAGTCATCGTAAGGATGTCGTGAATCACGACGCCCTTTTAAGCGAAGATTGACCGTTTGCACTTTAGCACACTTACGCAAAGTTAGCGTCAACCGTTTTTGCACTATTTAACACAAACGTAATTAACGCGGAATCACCATGCGTAGCCTCACACGCCCACCGTGCGTTCACTTTACGCCTCCCTTACGTCCTCCCGTTAAATCACCGTGAAATTAGCTGGTTAGATGTCCGGGAGGGATAAAGTTACCCTCGCGCTATCCGGACGGCTAATTCAACGGTGATTACACGGAGAAACGACGGAGGCCGAGCGGAGGTTAAGGTGCAGACGCGGAAACGGGGCGCGGCGGACGCATCGGATACGGTTTTATCTTTTATGTTTTAAGATCAGCGCTATTCTATATGTGTAATACAAGGCTAATCCGCGCGTTTCCTGTTATGTTCGGAACGGAATGCTCTTATCCGGTCCGTAACGAAGTTATGAACGTAGTGAATAACTGAGTTAATAGATCTTAAGATCTTTAAGTCTTTAAAAGATCTTAAAGAATACTACCATTTACGCGGAAGTCAATAGCGCTATTATCGCGCAGCTAACCCGCACCGCCTTACTCACGCCGTTTTCACTCTCGTTTTTGCACTATTACACACACGGAGGTATCAACGCCATGACTAACGCTCCCCACGCAGACAACCCGTTACTAGGCCCGTTAACCCGTGCTGACTTTATCGTTGCTAACTTGCTCCTAGTCTACGCAATTACTAACCGCTGTGACCGCCGTATTCGCGAGGACGCAGTCAGCGAAGGCACGCTCGGACTCATTCTCGCATATGACCGCTATAACGACGCCGGCATCGAATTTAGCACGTTCGCCACGTCGTATATACGCGGATACATCGGTAAGCTATTCCGCCGTGAATCCGGTGCCGGCCGCATCCCTAACCGCGTATATCCGTTAGCGCGGCGTATTATGGACGATGGCCTGGACGCTGAGCAGCCGGAGGTAATCGCGCAACGCTACGGAGTCACCGTTAAGGCCGCCGGTAAAGCGCTGCTGGCCGTTCGATCGCGCGGTATTGCGCCATTAGCGGACTGGACGGATGGCGGCCGTACGGACGACGAGACAGTGCTATACGCCGCCGAGTTTATCGCGGAATTAAAGCCGAGTCAGCAGCGTATTGTCAGCGCATTGCTCGGCGGCCAGAAGATGGCGGATATCGCGCGTGAGATGGCCGTAAGCAAGCAGGCGCTGCATAATAGCGTCGTGTTAATCCGCAAGCGCTGGACCGCATACGAAAATATTAGCGCATGAAGGTGCGGGACGCTACGGTCGCTACGATAAATAACGTATAGGAGGCGATAATATGAAATTCCGCAAGAAACCCGTAATTGTCGACGCTGTCCAATATACGCCGGGCCTCGAAGATGGCTACGCATGTTACGTAATTGGCGGAGGGCGCTTCGTCGGCTATCACGATAAAAGAACGCCGATACCGCCGGCCTCATTTCACAAGGTTCCCGCGATTAAAACGCTCGAAGGATTCCACGAAATCAGCGCGGGCGATTGGATCATTACCGGAGTGGCCGGCGAGCGCTATCCGTGTAAGCCGGAGATATTTGCGCAGACTTACGAAGCTGCAGAAGGACCGCCACATGAGGACGAGGTATATACGTTGATCCGCGAAAGGTTTGCGTATTTGAAACACAACGCAGACGCGGGCAACGTCTACGCTCGGTCAGCCTGCGCCGAGGTAGTTACTACGCTTAAAGCGCTCGGAATAAAAATCGAAGGGGTGAACGCGTAATGACAACGCAAATTAAACCGGTAACAGTTCCACGCGAGGTGGCGGACGCAATCGAGTATCTACGTAGTCTGGAAGCACTTAGTACGCCGTTTTCAAACGAGGATATCGCTCATGGCGTAATAACTGGAGGCGGAGATTTACGCACTACTTTCGAAGTTTTACGCAAAATCCCGTTCGACACGTTAATGCGCGCCCTGCTTGACGGGTACGAACGC